GTAAAATATTCAGTATCCATGTCATCATAATAGATTCTAGCCTCAAAGGTTGAGGATACCGTGGTGTATTCTACAGAACTATTAGAGCCAGTATTGGTTCGCCCATACAGCGAATTCCAAGAATTTGTGGATGCTATCAGCGTCTTCTTTGCATTCTTATAAACAGTGATAGTCCTAGCAAAAGTAGTATGCAAAGTCCCCATTAAGGTTTGGACTTTGTTTATTTGATCTTGTGATAAAAACCCTGCCATATTGATTTTTACACTTTTAATTATATAATAAGATAGGATTAAGGCATGGACGCGAAAAAAAATTTAAGCAAAAGCTCAAACGACGAGATTTCTAGGCTTTTTAAAATGATGCTTATGATGGTGGAGGACATGAAAAAGGATCATGATTTTCACTACGACAAACTATATGAGCATATTCCGCCTGATTACCATCCCGTTATTGATACAGCTAACCACTTTACCCCAGAAAAAGTAAATTGGATTAGAAAAAGAATTTTAGATATTGGAAATGAATCTATTAGAAATTTGGATTCGTCTCTCAATAATTACACAGTAAGTTTTATTTTTAAAAAGGATTAAGGTTATGAAATTTAAAGAATTATATTCATTCGGTTTAGAAGAAGAAAAAGAAGTCGAGAAGACTCACACCCGAAAAAATAAAAAAACAGGAGAAGAGACTACTGTTACCAAAAGAGTCAAGGAAAAGGTTCCTGTTCAAGTTAGAATCAAACGTCCTTCCAGAAGGCAGTTGGAGGATGCTGAATTAGAATATTCAGTAGAAATGAGTCGTTGTGTTAAAAGGGGAATTTTAACCAAGGCTATGTTGTATAAAAAATACAGTGATACAGGGGGTGTTTGGAGTGAGGATGATGCAAAGGACTACGGAAAGCTTTATAGGGAAATTTTTGATATTCAAAATGAGTATGCTCGTCTTGAAATTGTTGAAAAAAGAAACGAAAAGCAGGAGAAAAAGTTTGAGGAAACCAAGACCAAGCTAGCTGAAACCAAGCGTCAAATAGTAGAAGCGGAATCTGCAATGCAATCGTTGTTTGATCATACTGCTGACGTTAAAGCTCAAAACAGGCTTCTTTTATGGTATACCTTGATGCTTACTCATATCCAAAATGAAGATGAAGATGAGCCAATTCCATATTTTAAAGGAGAAACCTTTGAGGAAAAAATGGAAGATTACTATGTAAAAGAGGATGAGTTAACAGACTTATACGAAGCCATAACAAAGAAAGTTACTACCATCTTAGCTTTCTGGTTTTTCAATCAAGCTTCAAGTCCAGACGAGTTTAATAAACTTATTGAGGACATGGAAAAAGGTGATCTTTGAAGGAGGAGTTCTATATCTCTCTAATAGGTGAAGCATTTGATGGCTACACCGAGGCAACGATTAATGATAAAGATGTGTTTGTAAAACACATGAATATCAGAGATCAAAGATATCTTCACAAGTATTATGAAAAATACAAAGACTTGGCTCTGGCAAAGGGATTAGATACTGAAAAGGAGCGAATAAAATATATTCTTGAGGAGGGAATATGGTCCGAAGAAGATGACGCAAAAATAGCAGGTATACAATTTGAATTAGAAAATTTAAAAACAACCATTAAAAGTGTTTTTCTGCCCTCACAACAAGAAGTTATGCGGGAAACCATTAAAGAAAGAAGTAATGAGTTAGCCGAGCTAAAGAGCAAAAGGGCGGAAGTTATGGGTAAAACCGCAGAAGATTATGCCACAGTTAGAAGCGGAGACGAGATTTTAAGATTTTTATTGTTTAAAAACAGAGAGCTTACCGAACATTTATATACCGAGGAAGAGTTTGGAAATTTAGAGTCGTGGGAAATATCTAAAATTACAGAGATTAGTTCTGACATACACTATAGATTAACAGATGCCCGAATACAAGAAGCGGTATTGAGGCCATTTTTCAGCATGTATTTATCTTTGTGCGAAGATGCGGCGGGGTTTTATAGGAAGTCAATTACTGAGCTTACTATATTTCAGCTAAAAGTAGTTCTTTTTGGAAAGATGTTTTTTAATATTTTTCAATATACAGAAGATATTCCTGATAAGATTAAAGATAATCCAGAACAACTCTTAGCTTATTCGGAAGCCCAAAGAAACAAAGACTCAAGTAAGTCTAAAAGTGGACTTAGAGATGATGCAGATGTGTCGATGGTTTTTGGTGCTACAAAAGAAGATGTGGAATATCTGGGTGGAGATGCAGAAAAAGCAAATTTCAGCAAAGAAGCAGAAAAGCATGGTGGAAAGCTGGATATGAAACAAATGATGCGATTAGCTGGGCATGATGTGTAAATCTTTGTGTAAATAAAACAAAGGTTTACGGATATGCCACTTCAGATACCAGCAACAGTAACAGGATTAGAAGCCAGCATTCAGGCTGCGGCCAAAAAAGCGGGTAAAAATCTTCAGATAAATTTAGGATCAAGCGCCAAAAGCGTTGAGAGTCTGTCTCAACCGTTGGGTCGTATCACTGGCAAGGCAGACCAGTTCACCAAGTCCATGGAAGCCGCCAACGCAAGGGTGTTGGCATTCGGAGCTTCTGTAGGAGTTTTATCAGCCGTCACAAAAGGCTTTAAAGATTTGATCACTACCACCATTGAGGTGGAGAAGCAGATGACTGCGATTAACAGCATCTTGGGACAAACTGGTGAACAATTAAGTAGATTTAAAAAAGAAATTTTTGATGTAGCTAAAAATACAGAACAGTCTTTTGATACTGTTGCAAATGCTGCATTAGAACTCAGTCGTCAAGGTTTGAAGGCTGAAGAGGTTCAAAAGAGATTGAATGATGCTCTAATCTTGAGTCGTTTGTCTGGGCTGGGGGCGGCAGAAGCTGTGGCTGGCCTTACTGCGGCGATTAACTCTTTTAACAGAGAGGGAGTAACAAGCGCAGAAGTTCTCAACAAGCTTTCGGCGGCTGCTGTGAGCGCAGCGGTTTCGGAAAGAGACTTGATTGAGGGCATTAAGCGTTCAGGAGCGGTTGCTATTCAGGCTGGAGTTAGTTTGGATGAATTGGTTGGTGTGATCACTGCTGTTCAAGAAAAGACTGCCCGAGGAGGTGCGGTCATTGGTAACTCCTTCAAAACAATTTTCACAAGGATACAAAGCATTGACAAGTTACGGACAATGCAAAATCTTGGAATTCAAATTAGTGACGTTTCTGGAAACGTGCTAAGCGGAACTCAATTAATTCAAAATCTTGCTAAAGCTTTAGAAAACTTTCCTGACGCACGAAGACTACAAATTGCTGAGAACCTAGTTGGCAAGTTCCAGATTGCCCCATTTTTGGCGATCCTTGATGATTATAGTCAAAAAACTTCTACAGCGATTAAGGTCACTGAAATCGCAGCGGCAGCAACTAATGAGGCTTATGGTCGAAATATTGCTCTCAACGAAACTCTATCAACTGCTATTAACCAAGCAACAGTCAACCTTAAAGAACTGGCGAATACTCTTGGTGAAATTGGCGTAACAGACAGCTTGAAGAATATCCTTGGTTTCTTTAACTCTCTAGTGAGTAACATTAAAGACGTTTTAGAAGGCGAGGGTCTAGGCAGTGATTTAGCGCGAGGTATTGTTAAGGGCATTAGTAATGTTCTTAGTGGACCTGGATTAGCTATCTTTGGTGCTATTATTGCAAAGTTAACTATTGATCTGGTTAAATTTGGAACTACTTCGTTACAAACTTTCTTTGGGTTAAATAAGACAGCAAAAGACCTTGCTGCTACACAGGGACAAATAGCATCCACCCTTTTAAACAATAAGGGTATTCAGCAACAAATTTTATCTATTGAAAATAGCACGTTGACCACAGAGCAGAAACGTGTGGCTCAAACTAAGTTTTTTACAGTTGCTTTAAATGAACAGCTAGCAACAATGGTTAAGATGCAGGGTATTGCATCTCGTATAACTCCTGGGGTTGTAGCGGGGACAAGAGGTGCGAGGGCGAGGCGAGGAGCAATGGGCTTTATTCCTAATTACAACCAAGTTAGGGGTTATGGAGGGGATTCTCCTCAGACGGCAAGATTGGCTGAACAAAGAGATATTAACAGGGGAGTAGGTGGAGCACCATCAGATGCTCGCCCCGTAACCATTCCTAACTTTGCTTTCGGTGGTGGAGAAAAAGGGACAATGATCGCTAATAATAGCGAATTTGTAGTTCCTAATTATGCGGGTGGAGGTTCAGCAATTTTTACTCAAGAAATGGCTCAAACTACAGGTCTTCCTGCGGGGGCGAGAAGAGTTGGCGCTGGAGCAGCGGGGTATATTCCTAATTTTGCAAGGGTTAGAAGTGTAGCCGATTATACCAAGGCTTTAAGAGGGCAAAGCCAGACAGTCATTGAGGCTGCTGCTAAAAAATCAAGAGATCCTCGCAGACAACAAGCTGCAATTGGTTTGCTTGGAGCCAGCACCGTTTTAAATGTCCCCGCTCAAAGGTATGGAGTAGCTGCTCTATTCCCAGGAAAGGTTACAGATACCGCCAGTATGAATATCACTGGTGAAAAAAGCCTTGGGGCTAGAATGCTTCAAAGAAGGGGTGTTTCAAACCTTCAATTCAGCGGAATCCAGATAAGGAGTTTGCAGGATATGCAAAAGAACCAAAAAGGAGGCATGAATCCTTCGGAGAACCGAAGAAAAATAGGAAGATATTTTGCCTCAGGTCTTTTAAAGTATGGTTCTGATCTTGTAGGTAAAACTTTTAAAAACGATGAGCTTACCAAAATAAAAGGAAAGCTTGGATCAATAACGGGCAAAGGAGGATCTTCTGCTTTATTCTCAAGTTCAGTCGAGGGTGGAATTTTTGAGTCGGCAGTGAACTTGGTTACCAAGGGAGCGGCTGCGATAGATGAATTCAAGAGTCATGTCGGGGAAAGAGCGCCTTTTGATTTTGAAGAAGGTGGAACCGCTGATAATGCATTCAAACGTTCATTTGGTTTTTCTAATGCTTTGCAAAGAGCAGACGCAAAAAGAACAGCATCAAACGATGCCGTCAGAACCATAATTTCTAAAGCTCTTAATGACCGAAAAGAAACCTCTTATATTTTATCCTTAGCTCGAAAAGATCCAAACAAAAGATTTGGAGTAAAAAGAGCGGCAGGAGGTTTCATTCCGAATTATAGCGCAAGCCCATTGCAGGACGCAATACAAAGAGAGTCTGCCGCAGGGGTTCCAGTTAATCAGATAAGAGTAAATCAAGACTCATCTCTTAGAAATTCTCGAAACCCAATGGGCTTAGCTGTCACGAATATGCGTGACGAACCCACAGGTGCAATTCCAAACTTTGCCAAGGGAAGAGGGGGTGATGGGGGAATGGACTCAGGATTTGGCGGCTTCATGACCAAGTTGCTCGTTCTTCAAGGGGCTTTTGGCATGTTGTCTGGAGTTCTGGGAGAGGTTACTGAGAAAAACCAAATGGTAGCCGCGACCATGCAAGCTCTAAATATTGCCATGATTGCGTTTATGACTAGTTCCGCATTTGGAGGGATGGGCAATATTGGACGAAATTTAATCGGAAGGGGAACCGTTGGTGGAAGGACTGGCTCGCAGATTATGTCGAGCGGTAGAGCGGCAAGCGTAGTTGGAAGAAGTGATTTAGCTGCTGCAAGAAGAGGCGGATTAAGAGGATTAACAAGAGGAGGAGCGGGTTTAGCTGCAAGAGGTGTGGGTTTAAGTATTCTTGGGCCTCTAAAGATCGTTGGTGGTGCATTGTTAAGGTTTGCTGGTCCTGTGGGACTTGCTGCTGGTGCTGTAATGGGTGCAGTAAAAATATTCAATATGATACGAGATGCTAATGCGGGAACGGCTGCCGAATACAAAAGAGGCGCTGATTTGATTGCAGATTCATCAAAAAGAGCAGCTAAAGAATTAAGCGAACTAAAAGTTCCAGATGAATTTAAAGAGGGTCTCAAAGGTAGATCAGAAGAGGTTCAGGAAAGAGTTAGGAAGAGTATAGGTAAAACTGGCATTGCGGGTATATCTAACAAAGCTGAACAGAAACAACTAGATCAAACATCTGAACTAGTTAAGCAAGCCGTTCTAGCTGGAAGATCTGAAGAAGATATAAATAAAATATTAGAATCTTTTAGGAAAGAAGCTGGAACGACCACCAGAAGAGTTACATCAATGTATGGTGGCCCTTCTACTATTACAACTCAAAATAAATTAACTATGCAGCAAGCGCGGGATAGAAGAACCGCGCTTGCCAATTTATCAAATGTTGATGTATCAGGAATACAACAACAATTAATTAATCAGGTCAGTCCTCAAGACCGAGCAAGACTTGCTTCACTAGGAAGGGCGAGGGCATTTGCAGAGAGTCAAGGAACGACACTGAGTAGCATGGGAGCCTTTGATCCAATGGGGGGTGGACAAGGAATGGGTCAGATGGTTGGAGGAAAAACAACTGGAATAGTTACTGCACTTGCTACACAATTTGAAGAAGGAGCTAAACAAAGAGGAATTACTCTTCAAAAAGGATCAGCAAAAGCAATGGCTGAACAACTGCTGGAACAAGAAACGACGAAAGGCGGTTCAAAATTAGAGCGTATAGCTCAGATGAGGGCAGATATTGCCCAAGCTCAATTAACTACTGAGCTTAAAATTAATGAAATTAAATCTCAGAGAATTTCCCAAAGTGAAAAAGACTTAGCTACAGGACAAGCTTTAAACACTCTTAGTGCTAAAGGCTTGCTTGATTTGCAGAAAAAAATATCCCTTGAGGGTAATAGCAAAAAATTAAATATAGACATCGGAGCGCAGGTTATAAAACAAATTAATGCCAGCGAACAGTTAGAGGTAAGCGAAGAACAGAGAAATAAAATTAGGGAAAAAATTCAGTCAATGAGTGCTGAAGATTTACAGGACTCAGGTAAAAGAAAAGACCTTTTTGCTGAAATTCTAAAACTGGCTGATGCGGAAGGTGGTGAGGCTACAGAGCTAAATAAGGTCTTTGAGGCCATGATAACCAACTTAATTCGCCAAAAAGAAGAAAGGGATAAAAACATAGAAGCTGGCTTTAAGCAGAAGAAACTAGATCAAGAAACTCTTGATATTTTAAAGGAGACAAGGGCAGAGCTTACTTTGGCAGCGAGAAAAGAAGCCTTTGATAAAACGACCAAAAGCGCAAGAAGGAGAATTCAAATTGAAACCGAATTAAGCGAAGTAAGGAATCGAGGTCAAAGAGGAGCAGATCCAGTAACAACTAGAAGACAAGAAGTAAAACTTCTTAACGAATTAAAAGATTTAGAGGTATCGGATGAGCAAATAAAAGCCGTAAAGGATGCCAACACAGAAGTTCAAAACTTTTTAAAGACTTTTAAAGGTCTTTCTGGCGGTTTTGAAACAATTAATGCAATTCTCACAAATGAAAATATACCCGAGCTTGCTCGTTTGCAAAAAGTTCAGGATAGATTAAAAGATCCAGCAGAGTTGGGGATAAACCTCAAAGATCCGAAACAATCAGAGGCATTTAAGAACTTGGTTCAAGCCATTACCGAAGCAATCGTCAATCTACAAACAACTGGTTTAGCAGCCGAAGGAGCTAAAGGAATAAACAATACAAGCATTGGCTTGGCTGACAATTTCAAAAATTTAAGCCGACTGTTAAGTGATTTTTCTCAAAGCTTGCGCCAAGCAACAGAACAACTAAAATTTGACTTTTTGTTTGCTAGGTCTGGTTCCGATATGATTTCGAGTTTGAACAGGATGCTCGAAACAAATGAGAGGAGAGAGGGGAGTGGAAGCTCTGGAGATACAGCTAGGGCAACAGCCAATGCGGTGCTAGAAGAAAGAGAGGATCGAAAATTCCTTAGCAGAACTCGCGCAGGTAGAAGATCTATTGAGAGAGAGGATGATGTTGTTCGCCAACAGATGGAACTCCAAATTGAACTTGCCGATGCAATGAAGGCGGAAGGGGTTGATTCTGAAAAAGTAAGACAAATTAAGGAACAAATACTTCAACTAGAAAAAGAGCGTTTAGAAGTTAATGACAGTCTTGCCGCAAAGATGGAAGACGCTTTTGTCTTTAGTCAGGCTGAGATTCAAAACACCTTGACTGACGGATTGGTTAGATCTGCAACTTCATTTACTAATAAAATTTCAGATGGTCTCGTAGATGCCATTGCAAAAGGAGAGGACTTAGGTTCCACGTTGAGAAAAGCTGCCGCTGATTTCTTCTTGGATATGGCTCGCGCTAACATGAGAGCCGCAATGCAAAACTTCACTTCTGGTCTTGGAATGTCGTTCCTTAATAGGAATAAAGGAGGAATGATAAATGGAGGTTCTGGAGTTCGTGACGATATTCCAACTATGCTTACAGGTGGAGAGTTTGTAATGAATAGGGGGGCTGTAGAAAGATATGGACCCGACTTTATGGCTGCTCTTAACAGAGGGGCAATCCAAACAATGCAAGGAGGAGGGTTGTTTACCCCAGGAAGTTTTGGACAAGGGGCTATCAGTGGCTCAAGAGCCTTGTTAAGTTTTTCAACTCAGTATGGAACGTCAGGATTTAGAGATGAGATAGTTAGCGGTAATAATTTTGCTGGAATAGCTCTAGAACCACAAAGCGTAAGGATGACAAGAAGGGCTATAGCTAGAGACCCAGCATCTAGAAGAGAACAACAATCTAAACAGGAAGCCTTTGGAGCTTACTCTCAGCATTACCAAGCTCTACAACAGTATGAAGAACAAAAGAAAGCACAAAGAAAGGCTCTCTTGGGTTCTATAGGAATGGCTGTCTTAAGTGCGGGAATTGGTTCTTTTGCGGAAGGTTTTGGTGAGGCTCGCGCCGCAGGAGCGGGATATGGAGAGGCGTTTAAATCTGGCTTTACGGGATTTGAATTTAGGGGAGAAAAGTTTGGTGGTCTTGGCGGAATATTTAGGGGTAGACCTGAAGGTCCAGCCCCATCCGATTTATTCTTTAAAAGAAAAGACGGCAGCATTGGAATGCGTGACCCTAGCACCTTCAGTAGAGCGGGTGGAGTTGGACAGGGAATGTTCAGCATGACGGGAGGTGGTGTTCAACTTCAATCACTATCTAATAGACCTAATATGGGATTTGGTCCGAGAGTCGAAGGGCTTCCCTCAAATAACTTTGACTTCTTATTGAATGACGCTCTCAATAACGAGAGGCAGCAAGATCTTTTCCATGGCGGGTTTGGGTCTTTTAAAAGAGCTACAGGAGGTTCCGTTCCTTATGCCGCAGGAGTAGACACGGTTCCAACAATGTTGTCGGGTGGTGAGTTTGTAATGAACGCTGCTGCTACACAAAACATCGGTAGAGGAAACTTGGCTGCATTGAATTCTGGAGCAGGAGGAGACAGCGGAGAAGTAGTCAATAGACTTGATGAACTTATTGATGTTTCTGAAAATCGAGGAGAAAGCACTATTAATATTACTGTCAATTCAGACGGCTCAACAGAGCAAGATGGCAACGGTAGTGATAGAGAACAATCCTTGGCAGTCAGAATTAGAGATGTTGTAAGACAAGTTATTGATGAAGAGAAGAGACTCGGAGGATCATTAAGACAAGCTAACGCATAATGTATGGATCAACGGCAAATTACGATGCTCACTTTTTCATTTCTGGGCAAGAGGCAACACTGTCAGCTAGGGAGTTGTCAGGGGTTGAGTCGATAGATATAGCTTATAACAATAACGCAAGAACTACTAATCCACTTGGATACAAAAACGGTTTTACTGTTATTGGTGGGGCAACGTCTCAGACTGTTTCTTTTTCTCGTCGTTTAATTTATAATGATCCCGTTTTAGATTTTACGGGAGCGTCTAAAGTTATGAAGGGTAGCTTTAACTATAACAACAACACTTCATATGGTTTTGAAAGTGGCTACTTAAATAACTATTCTGTTAACTGTGCGGTTGGAAGTATTCCTCAAGTAAATGCCAACTTCACTGTTTATGGGGAAATGGCAAGCGGAATAAACGCCACTGGAACAACAAATACAAACATTTTTGTTCCGAGTCAGGGTTCAATTACTGCTACCTGTGACAATAGCACAACAAATCGAGTTATAGGGTTTGATTACTCACTAAGAACAAATAAAAAGCCCTACTACACGATAGGATCTGAAGATCCCGTTAGTGTTAAACATATTCCTCCAATTTCCTATACAGCTAGCGTTCAGATAGAGGTGGATGATACTTTTTTAGAAAGCGGTTATAATTTTTTAGGAGAAAAAATAGACAGAACTGTAACATTCACAATAAAAGGAAGAGACGGGACAACACTTCAGTCGCTGAATATTCCAAACGCTTCTTTGGTTGGTGAACAGTTAAATTCTACTGCTGCGGGTAATGCTCGTTTAACTCTCAACTATATTGGTCATCAATGAGCGAAGCATTATTTTATAATAGAGATGAAAACATCTCAGGAATTACAGTTCCCGCAGAACTGTCGGGAATGTCCTATACTCCCGTTTATGGTTCCAAGGTGGAGTTCAAAGGAAACAATCATAGTTATGAAACTGATGATTTTTATTACAATTTAATTCCGCTTTCAGTTAACAGTTTAACTGCGACTTTTAGCGTTAGATATGATGTTAATGAACAGGGCGCTAGAAAATTAGCTACGTTTTTTGAGAGTAAGTCGGGAGATAGACAGTTGGAATTTACTCCAGATAATTCTGGAATATATCAAACGGTCACTGGCTATTGTGATAATTACGCAATTAATTTTGTAAACAATCAGCACTTCGAAGTGGCTTCTAGAATAAACATAGATGAAGCTCCAACTTTGCTTAATTGGTCGGGTGGAACGTTTGTTAATTCACCATTCCAAGGATGGGTTCCAGGGTCTACATATAAGAAGTATGATGTAGTTTACTCGGGGCAAAACCCAGACGGAACAGAAAACGCAAACAAATTAGATAACTTTTATTATTGCACTGGAGATCATGCGGGAAATTCCCTCAATTGCCCAACTGGAGCATCTTCTATGTGGACTAAGAAATTTTTCTTTGAGCCTGATATTGGAGTTCAAAACGATGTTCCAATTAAAGCTGATGTATTAACTTACAAAAATTCATTCACACAAAGACTCACAACAAATTCTAATATTGCGGCTTTTGAAATGAATTATACTTTTAGTGATATAAGTGATCATCAAACTAAATCCATACTTCACTTCCTAGAAAACAAGGGCGGATATCGCAGATTTGAACACCAAATACCCTCTGTATATAATAGACCTAAAGTTTATTACTGTCCCGAGTGGAGTCACGAATGGAAATATCACAATTCCAATACGATAACTGTAAACTTTATAGAAGATCCGCTTGGAGTAATCCCAACAGGAACATAAGATGGCAAGGAATATTTTAAAAAGCAATAATGCGATTGTGGGCGTTCAAAATTCCACAAGTGCCTTTTCTGTATCAAATATAGATTTAAACCTGTATAATTTTGTTCAGAATTGTAACTATTCTGTTTCTTTTCCTCAACAAAACACAAAACAACTAGGAAGTAAGAATTACGCTTCTACAGATATTTTCCGCCAACCTGACGTTCAATTAAATTTTTCTTATATTCCAGAGCCTTTACTAGAAAATGAATATTATGGTTGTTTTTGTAAAACGTCCATATCGCGTTTTGTTCCAATGTTTTCAGGGTATTTAGATGCTAATACTAATTTTTATGTTTTAAATACACCTAATCAAGAAGACGATGCGCTACCGCCAGTTGCCAGCATCGGGTTAGACCTTAATCTTACAGGTTGGGAAGGTATAGCATTCGGAAATTGTTTTCCCTCTTCTTATGCGCTTTCTTATTCGATAAATTCATTACCAACGGTTTCTACTTCTTATGTTTGTTCTAATATGAAGTATGAAAATTTAACTGGGACTAGTATGCAATCTCCCGCTATTAACTTAGAAAGCGGCAATAATAATCAAGTGGGGTTGTGTCTATTTAATTTTGATAATGGATTGCCTAAGCCTGAAATTCCAAATCCCTCTAGATCTGCCAGCACTGTAAATTTAGAAAATTTACAAGTAGGAGGACAGAGGCTTTCTGGAACTCATTTTGTTCAATCTGTAAATATGTCTGTAAATCTGGGCAGAGTGGCTAATTATGGCTTGGGAAGTGATTTTGTTTATGGCAGAAAAGCTCAACTGCCCGCGCAAGGATCTTTTGCCGTTTCCTCTTTGGTTTCAGGTTTTGATAGTGGTCAAATGACTGGAGTTTTAAAGAACAACTCTAGTTATGATTTTGACTTAACCTTATCAACTTCAGGAGATAAAAAAATAATTTATAAGATCGAAGATGCCCAACTATCTTCCTATAATTATTCGATGCCCGTTAATGGACAAATGAGCTTTGATGCTGAATTTACTTTCGAAGTGACCGACACAAAAGGATTAAAAATTAGTGGAAGCAGTTACTAATCGTATTCCACTTTTACGTTTTTACTTTCGTAAGTTTTACCTTTGCGGTTTGGATGCTCTGCTCCATTTCTCTCTTTTGCATAATTATCATAGAACTTTTCCCTTACGGGATCTTTTCCTCCCATTTTTTCAGCCCTCTTTTCGCTAAGTTCTGCTGATAAATTCATCATATCCCCCAGAGTTCCCTTTTTATTATAGGTAGCATCAATAAATTGTTGCTTACTAAAAGGGTCCACCGAATTGTCTATCGAGGCGTTGGGTGACAAAAAAACCCTCTGCCACTCAACGCCGTCCTCCTGATAAACATGTTCGTCATTCATCCCTTGGAAAACCTCACGGTATTCTTCGTGTTCGGGATGTTTGTAAACATAAATAGGCATTATTTGATCTGAATTTCCCGAGCCTCTGCAACGGTTTTTTTAGGAAGGGTAAGTCTAAGAAGTCCGTTTTTAAGATCAGCGGAAATGTGATCCTCTGCCACTAGATCATTTAAATGTAATTTAAATTTCTGTGATCGCTCTTTATTTTTAGCTTGAAGTTGCAACACTCCGTCAGAAACCTGAATGGAAACATCTTTCTTTGCGAATCCAGCTAACTCAACCTCCGCTGTATATACATCTCCCTTATCAGAAACGCAAGACTTCTTGCGGATCATTAAATCGTTAGGGGATAAAACATTTAAATCATTAAAAAGTGTGTTAATTAAAGTATTCATATACTTATATTATAGCATAAAATATGCCTTTCTTCAACTGCTATAAATACAGTCTAAAAGAGAGTCTACTGTTTTACTGTAGGTAAATTTGTCTGCTAATTTTTGTCCCTCTGTGTTAAGTTGACCAACTTTAGACTCAGCTTTTTCCATTGCCGCCACAGCTTCCTCTTCCTCCCAATTATGAAAAGTCCCTTGGTTAAAGGGAATGGTTTCATTAAAAAAGACTCCATCAGCAACAGGCATCGTGGAGGATGGATTAACCAATATACTGTTTTCTTCGTTAGCCCAATCTTTATGAGAGGTTGCATTTAAAACAATGCTCCATTTCCCTAAGCACGTAGCATTAAAAGAAGGCAGATTCCAGCCCTCTCCTCCAGAGAGTCCAGTTAAGTCAATATCAATTGAATTTAAAAGCTCATTTACCTCATCATTCTTCGCTAATTTTGGAAGAAAGTTAATATTGTTGTAACTTTTCCCTTCAAGACTCGATTGGAGCATCCCTTGCATTTGGTCGGGTTGGAAGAATGGATTAGTAACACAACAAGTAAGTTGATATTTTGTGTTGTTACCGTATTTCTTCAGCCATGTTTGGATTATTTTTTGAGTATGCTTTCTCTTTTCAAACTTACCCATTAAACCAAAGTGAACAACGTCCTTAAGATAGGTTTTTTCGGTTCTTTTAAAATCTTCATCCAACCCAAGAGGAATATGCATTCCCTTTGAAACACCACTCGACTTAAAATGAGATGCCGCCTCAGAAGAACTAAAGAAAACTTTCTCTTGAGCTTCGCAGATTTTTATTTCTGTCGCAGTGGGTTGATTGCACTCATAAAAAGTATAAAGATACTGATTTTTATTTTTTCTGTTTTCACTACCATTAATATGCCAAACCTTTAAATTTGGTATTTCTGGATTCAGAAAATCAAACCTATCATTTATAGCTGATTCTATAAATGCCTTAAGTTCATCAGTAAGAGTGTAAGCACTAAGGTCTATATCACCAGTAGGAAATAAACCAAGACTTACATTTTTCTTCTGTAGTTCTCTGACAATATTAAAAGTAACATTGCCGAGGCTTAAGCCATTAAGTGGAGCCTCTATTAGAAGTTTCATTAAAAAGGAACTGAGTCTTCGGTCTCTTCAGATTGCTCAGTTCCTGAGTCTGACTTTTTCGCAGAACTCAAAAACTGAAGGTCTTTGCCACGGATATAGTATTTACTGAAATTTTTGCCGTCTTTTTCCCAAGATGACATGCAGAGTTCTCCTTGAACAATAAATTCTCTTCCCTTGGTTAAATATTTTTCCGCGATCTCTGCGGTCTTATCCCAATACTCAATGTCAACAAAACATTTGTTTTTAGCGTTTGAGGTTGAAACTCCCGCTCTCAAATTGACAACTTTTTTACCATTGCTTGTGGTTCTGGCTTCAGGGTCTTTAACTAAATAGGCTGCGGCTGTGATTGAATTATACATATTTTCCTTCTTTTTTAACTTTGTTAATAAATCTATTGTGAATATTGATACAGCCCTGAATGCTCATGTCAAGCTCTTGTGCTATAAACCTCCAAGGTGTGAGCTTATTATTAAGCCCGCCATATCGCATGTCAACTATTTTTTTCACCCTTTCGTCTTTTTCTTCCTCAAGGCAAGACTCAAACACAGAAAGAGCTTCTCCTTTGTTTATATCGTAGATGAAACTGTCACACTGTGGCTCTATGTAGGTATTCTCGTCATCAATAAAAATTTCTCTATTTTTTTTCTTTTTATTGAGAATGTTTAGACATTTCCATTTAGTCTGATTAGCTAGGTGGGTAGAAAATTTTGTTTTCTTATCGGGATTATAGTTTAAAGCGGCGGAATAAATGGTCGAGTCTTTCTCTCCTACTAGTTGGTTTTTATCAACAGCATTCTGGGGGTGAGACATGAAGTAATTAACCATTGAGTGGAAAATACCAGAATGACGATCAATGATCTCCAACAGGCTGTCTTGATCGTTATCGTCTTGAATTTTAGAAATTAGAGTCAAGTCGCTTTGCACTGGACCCATTATATCATCTGTTTTGCCTTTTTCCAAAAAAAAATAAATTCTGATTATTATATTAATAATATATTTATAAAACGTTTTACATTAAGAATAACGTAATACTTAATCTATTACGTTAGGGTTTTAATCGCCGTTGTCCCGTTTCACGGTATATTATATGGGTCAATTTCAATCTGTCAAATTAATTTTCGGAATTTTTCTAATTGACTTGACACGACATTGCCCCTAAGTGTAAAATCCTTTAAGATGATTTTTGAAGAGCAAGTATCGAGAAAGCCCGATCACTATCCATGGGCGCAGGAGTTTATTGAGGCAATGCACAACGGGTTTTGGACCGATAAAGAGTTTAGTTTTAGCAGTGATATTCAGGATTTTAATGTCCATTTGGTTGAGGATGAAAAAGAGATGATTATCAGGACTCTCTCCGCTATTGGACAAATTGAAGTCGCCGTTAAGAAGTTTTGGAGCAAGCTCGGAGATAATCTTCCTCACCCAAGCTTAACCGACCTTGGATATGTTATGGCCAACGTGGAGGTTATTCACAATAATGCTTATGAGAGACTCCTCAAGGTTTTGGGCTTGGAGGACATCTTCGAAAAAAATCTAGAGCTTGATTTCATTGAGGGTAGGGTAAAATATTTGCGTAAATATAATCACAAATTTTATAAAGATTCCAAAAAACAATATGTTTATTCAATCATTCTTTTCACGCTTTTTGTGGAGAATGTTTCTCTCTTTTCGCAGTTTTATATTATTAACTGGTTTAATCGTTATAGGAATGTTCTTAAAGATACTGGACAGCAAGTCAAATATACTAGGAATGAAGAAAACATTCATGCGCTGGCTGGGATTAAAATAATCAACACTATTCGTAGCGAGCATCCTGAACTTTTTGATGAGGAACTTGAGGAAAGAGTTGCTACAGAAGCCAAAGCTGCTTTTGTTGCAGAAAGTAATATTGTTGATTGGATGGTAAATGGATTTAATGAAAAAGGTCTCAACGCCGATATTCTAAAAGAGTTTATAAAAAATAGAATTAATGACTCCTTAGAAAAAATTGGCTTTGATTCAGCGTTTGAGGTTGACACTTCTTTATTGGAAGATACAATGTGGTTCGAAGAAGAGTTATTGGGCAATAATGCCACTGATTTCTTCCATTCTAGACCCGTGGAATATTCTAAGAATTCTCAAACATTTGATGCTGACGACCTTTTTTAATGAAGAAATATAAATGGCTTAACAAGGACTCTCGCGATTTTTTAAAAAGAGGGTATTTACAAACAGGGGAATCTGCCGAAGAAAGAGGTTATGACATTGCTGTTGCTGCCGAAAAATACTTAAAAGTAAAAGGTTTTGCTGAAAAGTTTGAAGATTATCTTTCTCGCGGATTTTATTCACTAGCCAGTCCTATTTGGGCAAACTTCGGGAGAGAAAGAGGACTACCAATTTCTTGTAATGGCGTATTCATTGAGGATCGAATGGATGCAATTCTAGAAAAGCAAGCGGAGGTTGGAATGCAGACTAAACATGGAGCAGGAACGTCTGCTTACTTTGGAGAACTTAGAGGTAGAGGTGTAGAAATTTCAGCGGGGGGAACATCTAGTGGCCCTGTGCATTTCATGGAGCTTTTTGATAAAGTCTCCTCTGTTGTTTCTCAAAGCAATGTTCGAAGAGGCTCTTTTGCGGCATACCTTCCAGTAGAGCATCCAGATATTAACGAATTTCTCAGAATAAGGAGTGAGGGAAACCCCATTCAAGAAATGTCCTTTGCTGTTTGTATTAGCGACGAATGGATGAGATCTCTTATAGAGGGAGATAGAAAAAAAAGATTAACTTGGGCTTCAATTATAAGAAAAAGATTTGAAACAGGCTATCCATATTTATTCTTTACTGACACTGCCAATAAGCAAGCTCCTAAAGCCTACAAAGATAAAAAATTAAAAATTAGCGCATCAAATCTTTGCAGTGAAATATTTTTACACTCCTCTCAAGACGAATCATTTGTTTGTTGTCTTTCCTCATTAAACTTGGTCAAGTGGAACGAGATAAAAGAGACAGATGCAGTGCAAACTCTGGTTTATTTTCTAGATGCTGTAATGGAGGAGTATGTCAAAAAGACAGACGGTATTCCTTTCATGGAGTCCTCTCATAATTTCGCTAAAAAACAAAGAGCCTTGGGAGTGGGAGTATTGGGCTGGCATTCATTTCTACAGGAAGAGATGATAGCTTTTGAAAGTATGGAAGCTAAATTTCTTAATACAGAAATCCATAAAACAATTAGAGAAAAATGTGAAGAAGCCACCAAAGAACTCTCTATTCTTTTGGGAGAACCCGAACACCTCAAGGGTTATGATCGTCGCAATATGACCACAATGGCAATTGCTCCGACTACCTCAAGTTCATTCATCTTGGGGCAAGTCTCTCCTTCTATCGAACCGTTAAACAGTAATTATTTTACTAAAGATTTAGCTAAAGGCAAATTTACCTACAAAAACCCACATTTAGAAAAACTTCTAGAAGAGAAGAAGAAAAATACACAAACAACGTGGAAATCAATTCTTCAAAAAGGAGGATCAGTTCAGCATTTAGATTTTCTGACTTCAGAAGAAAAGGATGTATTTAAGACATTTGGAGAAATTTCTCAAAAAGAAATTGTAATTCAAGCCTCTCAGAGACAAAAGTATATTGATCAAGGTCAAAGCTTAAATCTTATGATAGCTCCCAAATGTCCACCAAAACAAGTAAGCGAACTTTTGATTTTTGGCTGGGAGCAGGGGATTAAAAGTTTCTACTACCAAAGAAGTGCCAACCCAAGCCAAGAGTTAGCCAGATCAATATTGAACTGTTCATCTTGTGAGGGTTAATATTCATTTTTAATAATTAAAAGTGTAATTTTTTTATGATGAACCTTACTTTTTCAGACAAAATCTACAAATGCCTTGTTGGTAAAGTTCTGAAGTTTAATAAGCAAAACGACTCTAAAATTAGTGTAGATCAGCTAATAAGAATATACAAAAGAGGAGAAAAAGCCACTCATACCATGTGGCAACCTCAAAAAACTACTGCTCAATGGGCTATGGCTAGGGTAAATATGTTTTTGGATTTATCTTCTGGTCGAACAGTAAAAGAAGATTATAAATTCCATGATGTTGATGTAATTGAGGGGACCGATAGAACTCACGATCAAGAATCGGCAGATCCTTTCTGGAACTTTACAAACCTAGACTTTACTTCTGCTAGAACAGACCTGTTATTGTCTGAAATCTCTGATTCCGAAGGAGAAAAAATCTTTTATCCCCCCACAGTAGAAGAAGTTTGACTTTAATCTATAATCACACTATACTGTGTGATGAAGGTTTTATTCATATCTGATTTTACTCTCGATCAAAAGCAAGGAGGGGCGCAAGTAAGCAATTCCCTTATTATTAAAAAGGGTAGAGAACTTGGATATGAGATCCATGAGCATCATCACAATTCCTCTATTGTTGATTTTTTAAGTTCATACGATTTGGTTGTTAATTCTAATTTAGAGGCAATTAGTAAAATTGCTCCTGCCAAATTTAATATGATAGAAAGATTGCCTAACTCAGTAAGGCTAGAACACGATTCATGTTCTTATCTTTCCGCTGGAGAGAGAAGAATATTATTTAATAATTCAAAAAAGAACTTCTTTTTAACTGAATTTCATTATTCCTTCTTTAAGCAACTATATGGAGACTACTTTAAAAACGTTGAAATAGTTTATGACCCCATAGATACTTCTATTTTTAAGAAGAAAGAAGAAAAAAAAATTTATGATGTAGTTTATTGCGGCTATCTTCACCCACTCAAAGGATTAAATAACTTAATCAAGTTCGCTCGTAATAATCCTGACAGACAGATCAAAGTATTTGGTTGGTCAGACAACAATCCAAACAGTCTCTTTGACGGGGAGGAAAATATTTCGTTTATGGGAGCTTGTGAACACCATGAAACCGCTTTGGTTTTTCAACAAGCTAATGCGGTGTTTCACTCTCCAGTGGTAAACGAACCTTTCTGTAGAATGATAGGAGAAGCTTTACTTTGTGGAGTAGAGGAGATTATAGGAGATACCTCCAAAATAGGGGCTTATTTAGAATTTGAAAAACAAGGTTACGAAACATTTAAAGAGGGGTGTGAAATTGCATCCGAAAAATTTTGGGAGAAAGCTATACAATGAATTTTATCTGCGGAACATATTTTAAACAACAGTGCTGGCTACAATTGGTAGATTATAAAGACGAAAGAACTCCTGAGTTTTCTGTAAAACACAACAAATCTGCTGGAAACAATTATGTTTTTTGCATTCCTGAGTTTCTGCAAGTATTCAAAGATATAAACATTGTAGGAGATTCCGAGTTTGTTCTTTTCACTCACAATTCAGATATAAATTTTACAGATGAATATATTGAAGCGGTAGTGGAGCTTTTTCCTAATATGACACACTGGTATGCTCAAAACCTAGTGTGTGACCACCCCAAGGTTTCTCCTATTCCAATCGGTATAGCAAACCCAAAATGGTCTCACGGAAATCAAGATAGATTCAAAAAAGTAATAGCCAAGAAAACAGATAAAACTAAAGATGTTTATGTTAATTTTAATACGTCAACAAATCCTAAGGCTAGAAACTATTGTCTGGAAGAGCTAGGCACATCTTTGGAAACAGAATATCCTAATGCTGCCATAGTTGAAGATCATGACTCCTTTGTTAATTCCACACAGGAAAAATACTTGACCAATATAGCTTCTTCACGATTTACAGTGTCTCCAGTCGGAAACGGTGTTGATTGTCACAAAACCTGGGAAGCTATTTATATGAAAAGTGTTCCTATTGTTACTCGTTGGAGTGGTGTGGAGACATTCAAAAAACTGGGTATACCAATTTTAATCATTGATGACTGGAAAGAATTCAAAGATTTAGATTTGTCGGAGCAGTTATATGCTGATATTTGGCAAGATTTTGACCCAAGCTCTTTGGACTTAAAAACATTCCTAAATGAAAAGCATAAAGCTTAAGGGGTATTCAGGATGTAAAATTTCTCTGCTTGAAGATAAAGAAAAACTCTTCGTCAGAAAAGTTTCAGCTAATCCAGAATATAACGACAGACTTTTAAGGCAAATCAGAAAACAAAAAGGATTCAAACATCACTTAATTGCAAGTCCTACAGTTTTTAATACTTTTCATATAGAAAAAAATCTTTCTTTTGACATGGAATTTATAAAGGGTAAATCCTTTTCAAATTTTGTAGAAAAAGAACACCACAAAAACATAAAGTCTATCTTTCTTAAAATACTTGAGTTTGTAAATCAAAATAATTTTTTAGAGGAAACAATAGAGCAGGATGTTGAAAAAAAAGTAGATCAATTACAAATTGACTCTAAATATCAACCTTTCAAAGAGTGGTGCTTAGACTTTGATTGGAATAAGATCCATAAATCATATAGTCATGGAGATCTGACATTTGAAAACATAATGATAAGAGATGGTGACTTATATTTTATTGATTTTCTAGATTCATTTACAAGCTCTCAAGTTTTAGATTATTCAAAACTTATGCAGGACACTATTGTGGGGTGGTCATGGAGAAAAAACACCACCTCACCTTTCATCAACCTGCTATTCCTTCATAACTTAATGAAGGAAAACTTATCCTCAAACATGTTGACTGCATCATATAAAATGCTTATACTAAACCTGTTGAGAATAATTCCCTATTGTAAAAAACAAGAAGAAAACTTCATTCACAGTAAATTATTAAAGTTGAAAAAACAAAAATTTTGAAAACATTAATTGTTCCAGCCGCAGGTAAAAGCTCTCGCTTTCCAAATATGAAACCTAAGTGGATGCTAAGTCACCCAGATGGTAGACTTATGGTTGAAAAATCCGTTGGGTGTATGAATCGTCATAGCTTTGACCGCATAGTTATCACCATTTTGAGATCTCATTGTGACGACTATGATGCCGAGCTAATACTCAATCAAGTTTTTGGGTCAAAAGTAGAAGTTCATATCTTAGATCATCCAACCTCCTCTTCTTCTGAAACGGTTTACCAAACGCTTGTAGACTTAAACATAAAGGGGTCTATTTGTGTAAAAGACTCAGATTGTTCTGTTGAATTTAACCCTACAGAAAATAACAACTATATTGTCGGATTAGATATTGGGTCTGATTGCAAAATAGAAAACTTACAGAATAAAAGTTTTCTTATTTTTAATTCTGACAATATTATTAATGACATCGTTGAAAAACAGCTAGTTTCCAACACTTTATGCGCGGGAGTATATAGTTGTCATGCAGAGGACTTTAAGGAATCCTATGAAGAAATAAGCGAAAGCGCAATTTTTGACCAACACAATGAATTCTATGTTAGTCATATCATATCCTACCTCATAAAAAATAAAAATAAAATCTTTGAAAAGGTTTCCGCTTCCTCCCTGAGAGATTGGGGAACATTAAAGGACTGGAGAGCGGAACAAAACAAATTTAAAACTTACCTTTTTGATATTGATGGCGTTTTTTTGCAAAATGTTGGTAAATATGGCAAGAGAACGTGGGAAAAAACCTTTGAACCGATTGTAGAAAATTTTAAAGTATTAAAAAATCTAAGCGATACTGGGGCAGAAATTATCTTTATTACAGCCCGAGAAGAGAAATATTTAAACCAGTTTAAAAAAACTTTATCCGAATATAATATTAAATACAAAACCATTATTTCTGGTTGTAATCACGCTCAGAGAATTCTGGTTAATGACTTTGCGCCAACAAATCCGTATCCGTCATGTAAGGCTATATCAATCCCAAGAAACTCTCTACTAAATCCCTATATAGAATGAATGCTCCAATATCATATGCTTATTTAGAGACTACAAATTATTGTAACCTCAATTGTTCTTTTTGTAATAGGAACGAGGTAATCGGCCCGCTAAAGCATATGCCCCTAGAAAACTGGAAGATTCTTCTTTCCAAAATCAAACATCACCCTTTAAAAAATTGTAAACTTATGGGTATGGGAGAGCCTTTTCTGCACCCTGAATTTGACAAAGTAACAGAAGAATTTAAAAAAACATTTCCCGAATGTTTTGTGATTGTAGCTACTAACTGCCAATACCCCATCAAGGAAGGCTCCAAAATGAGAGATAAGTTTGAGAGGGCTATCCAAAATTTAGATCAACTTTATCTATCAATCGACGGATACGAAGAGAGTTATGAGAGAGACAGGTCTCCAGCTAAATGGAAAAAATTAATTTCTTTTTTAGAAAATCTCCAAACTGTAGATAGGGGAAATTGTGACATAGTTGTTAATTATGTTGTGAACGCTTACAATATTGAAGACATCACAAAGGTAGACAAATTAAGAAAAGATTACAATCTTGGAAGACTTAGATTAAACATAGCTCAACTTTGGGGCGAAGATGATTCTATTTCTGATAACATTGAAACTTCTGGATATTCCAGAGATCAACTAAATTACCTAAAAGAAAACTGGGCCGATAAAATAATGGGGAAAGGAAGTTGGGAATTCCCTGATTGTTTCTGGGTTAAGGAGGGTCTTTATACCACTGTAGATGGCCGAGTGTTAATGTGCTGCATGAATACTGGAGCTAGATCATTTGGAAACTTGTTTACGCATAACTTAGAACAGATACGATCTTCTGAAGATTTTCAAAACGTTAAAAAAGGATGTGAGACAAATCAACCAACAAAACATTGTAAAAATTGTTCTTATAAAGAACTGACCCCAATCTTAAAAGAATTACAGGTTCAAAATGTTTAAACACAACAGTCATGTTTCCGAAATTGAACGGAAAAAATATTATCGCAAGACACGAAAAGAAAATTTGCGATTAGATATGTCTGAAAGGGTGGTTAATTTCCCCGATAAATTTTTTAATGAATTTTTATCTTCGCTGGATCAAGAAGATTTTATTTGTTATCCCTCTCTCAGTCAATATGATCTCCTATGTGTTAAGCTCGCACAACACAACAATCTAGAGAGACAAAACGTTTTACTTGGTAATGGCTCAGAATCTTTAATAAAAATAATATTTGAACTAACCTCTAATAAAGATAGCAATATAGTAACATCATCTCCCTGTTTTCCCATGTATGATGTGTTTGCTAAAATGGTGGGAAGCACTTTAAATCAAGTTAAATATGTCTCTGTTGAAGGGCCAAAGCTAGATTTAATGGACATAAAATTAGCGGTTAATGACAAAACTAGTTTAGTTGTTTTGGCAAACCCAAATAGCCCAATTGGAGACTTCAAACATAGACACGAATTAGAGGATTTGTTGATTTTTCTAAAGAAAAAAAATATACTTCTTTTGGTAGATGAAGCATACGTTGATTATGCTGCTTACTCTATTTCCGCGCTAGTCAAGAAACATGATAACCTTATTGTTATTCAAACATTCTCCAAATCTTTTGGTGGTGCTGGAACGAGATTAGGTTGTGCATTTTCTTCTGAAAAAAATATTACGTTGCTGGATAAATTAAACTTATGTTTTCCCGTTGCTGGGGCTTCTGTTAAATTTGGCTTAGCCCTAATGAACAACCTATCTTTATTAGAAGACTATACGGATGCTGTAAAATTTCAGCGTCAAACTTTAGCTAAAAAGTTAGAAAAAAATGGATATGATGTTATCTCTGGCGGGTGTAATTGGATTCACTTTAACGACAAATCAAACAACTCAGAAGCCACTAAAATATTCAAAAAACACAATCTTAACTTTAAGAACAAAATAAAACTTCCTCACGATTACAGAGACAATTGGATTAGATTAACAATAAGCTCAGACACATTAGATCAAGGCTACATTAAAAAGATTTTAAATGAAGAGTAAAATATATATACTTACTTACAATAGAGCTAATCTATTAAATATAACTCTTCGCGGTCTTTTCGAAAGCGATGCTAAACCTTTTATTAATAATGGAGATTGTGAAATTTTTATAATTAATAATCATAGCAATATACACATAGATGGAGAATTCAAAGACAAGGTTACTTTGTTAAATAATGTTTTGCGCCCAGATTTCTCTACAGGACATATTGGTAGAAACTGGAATCAGGCTCTAATATTAGGATTTGAGAGCCTGACTGATCCGTCATCTGATCTCGTTATTACCTTACAGGATGACGTTCTACTTCAACCCGACTGGTATTCAAAGCTCAAAGACTTGCACTGTAATTTTGACTTTGTTCAAAATGGTCATGGAGACGCTTTATGTAGTTATACAGTTGAGGCAGTAAAAAAGGTTGGAATATGGGACGAAAGATTTATTTTTGGCTTACAAGCTAGTGATTATTTTTATAGGCAATTAATGTTTAACTGGGAGGGTTCCACCATCAACGATCCCGTGCATAAAAGAATGCACAACTCATTGCATCCTGACCCAATGACTGCAACAAGTTATCTAGTATCTAATAGTTTTTATTCTGAAACATTTCCAGACCCTTCTTTAGATATCAATATAGCAAGCTCTATTATAGAAGAAAAATATTACCACCCAAGTCAACTACACCCATGGACCGAAAGTAATAAGCAAGCTGCTAAAGTTGATAAATTCAAGGGAAAGAGTTATATGTTTTATCCTTACTTTGAAAAAGACATTTATGAATTAAAAGAAAAGAAATATGTGTTATGATAAAAGTAAATTTTGTAGACTATTGGTTTGATTTTGACAAAAAAAATAATTATTTTTATCACTTATTATCGAGCCATGACGAAGTGGTTATAGACGAGGAAGATCCCGACCTTCTGTTTTTTTCGGTAGATTATTCTAATATAGGAGAAAGAGAAAAATATAAAAACCACCGCTGCAAAAAGATTTTCTTTACGGGAGAAAGCGTTTCTGCTAATTTTGATTCCGATGAGTCTATAAGAATGACTAATCACCAAGCGCACTATAGCATAGGCAAGTGCGACTTTGCTTTTACCTTTGATTTTTCAGAAGATCCGCGCCATTATAGATTACCTCTCTGGGTTCTTCACATTGATTGGTTTGGTAAAGGTGGTTATGGTAACCCAGAATTTATCCTTCCCCCCTCAAAGATAGAAAGTAATGAATTTATCTCTCACCCTAAAGATAAGTTTTGCGCGTTCGTGTTTAGTAACCCCACACAAAAAAGAATAGAAACCTATAATCTGTTTTCCTTATATAAACAAGTAGACGGATACGGCAAACCTTTTAATAATTGGTCTTACGGGGAATCCATTAAATATAATAACTTAAAAAATTATCGTTTTTCCATCTGTTTTGAAAATAGAAAGCGGCGAGGTTATTATACAGAAAAACCTTTCCACGCTAAAACTTCTGGGACTATACCGATTTATTATTCTGATGAGCAATTTTCCCACGATTTTAACGAGAAGGCTTTTTTAAATTTAAATAATTTTGACTCACTTGAACAGTTGCTACAGAGGGTAAAGGAGGTGGACCAAGATGAAAAATTATATAAAGATTATTTTCAAGAACCCTTATTTAAAGAGGGTAAAATAAAAAAAGAATTTCACCCCGATTCTGTTTTGAACTTTTTTTACAACACTATTTTAAAATGATAAATGTCGATAAGGTTTATGTGCTACATTATACAAAACTCAAAGAGAGAAGAGAAAACATAGAAAAATCTCTCAATCATTTTGGGATAGATTATGAATTAGTAACAGCTTTTGACCAAGAAGATCTTTCTGAAGAAGTTATAGATGAATGGTATGATGCCAACGAAGAGGTATATAACTCAAAAATTGACCCTCTCTGGGGTGCAGAACAAAATCCCTTTAGAAAACTCAACTTAGCAGAGATATCTTGCACCATCAAACACTATTTAGGCATTAAGAAGATAGCAGAAAACTGTTCAAATTATGGTCTTATTTTAGAAGACGATGTTTTCTTTGTGGAAAACTTTCCTGAGAAATTTAATTATTTTTTATCTCAAACGCCTGATGATTGGGGTGCAATCTTTATGGGTTGCTGCGCTAATTTGCGGGTTCCACAACATTTGCTCCGACAAGGAATACATTCATATCCCGTAACTCACCCCGCATCGCGAGGAGGGGATTCATATATTTTAAGAAAAGAGGAGGCGCAGAAAATTATTTCGACAATGAAGCCATTTAATACCATTAGTGATTGGGAGCTTGCTTGTCAGCTTCATCAGCATGACATTAAAACCTATTGGTGGGAACCTCCCTTGGTGGTGCAAGGTTCAGAAAACGGAACTTATACAACCACTTTAAATGATGATAACCATCGTCAAACCCACGGAGGAGTGTTTTGAAAAAACGTTTGGCATATATATAATTAACCGATGACAGATAATGTTTTACCCCCCTCCTTCGTAAAAAACACCCACTCCATCCTAAACCAGAAAAGGAGGGCTTATATAGTTTTGGGGCCAGAAATAAGCGGAACAAAGCTTTTGGCGGAAATTTTTTTAAAATGTTTTAATCTTGAAGGGAAGGTGTCTGATGGATCGGTTTGTGATTTAGATAAAGATTTAATAATGATGAGGTGGTCTTTACCTTCAGGGCTTTTTCCAAATCACCAACCCAAGTGGATGAAGGATCAAGATAGAATGATTGACATTCCGTGCTTAATAGAATTTCTAAAAAAAAGAGACTATTTACCCGTTTTTGTGGGGATCACTAGGAGTTGGATGGCAGTAACCAAATCGCGCTTACAGCAATACTCGCGGTCAGGGGATGCCTCTCATGGCCCTCCTGATTCAATAGATACTCACCTTCAGATGATAAAAAAAGGTATGTCATATTTTTATCAAAACGTTCCCACTCAGGGATATCCGTGGTATATGTTTAGCTATGAAGAAATAACCACTCGCCCCGAACTTTGTATTCCTGAAATGGGGAAATTTTTGAATCTAGAATTTCAAGGACTAGACAAACTAAACTGGCCCATTGAAAACCAAAATTTTAAATGGTTTGAGAATTCTACTGATGCCGAAGGAGATCCCTTTACGTTTGATTCGTGGGGCTAGTAATCTTAAATCTAATTAATAAATGAAAAAAATAGCTTTCTATCAGCCCCACCTTGACATTCAAGGAACAGGCGTAAGCAATTATGATTACGCCCACTTCAATCAAGTCATTCTCGGAAACAAATCATATATGATTTGCGATAAAGGACACAAAGGGACTCACCCTTTAGCTATGCAAAAATTCAAAAATTCCATGGAGGTGATTGAATTAGATGGGAGTCAAGACATGGCTGCTTTAGAAAATGTTCTTCAGAAAATTAAAGCTGACGCAGTTTATATTCAAAAATGTGGAAAAAAAGATGATGGTCGTTTGGTAAAAAATATTCCAATGCTTACGCATGTAGTAGGGTGTGAAAACGACCCTCATGGAAGCGTGTATGCTTATGTTTCTGAGTGGCTTTCTAGCCACTCCTCTAATGGGGAGCATCCATTTGTCCCCTATATAGTTCATCTTCCTGAGAATTCCGAAGATTATAGAGATGCCTTAAAAATCCCTAGTTCTGCCACTGTCTTTTCTCGTTTAGGGGGTTTTTATGGTTGGGACATTCCTTTTGTAAATAGTGCAATTATTAAGCTTCTAAGTTTGAGAGAAGATGTTTATTTTGTTTTCGCTCAAACACCCCCATTCATTAGTCATGAGAGAGTTATTTTTGTTGAACCCTTTGCCGACTTAGATACTAAAAGAAAATTTATAAATACAGCGGATGCAATGATCCACGCTCGCACCATAGGAGAGTCTTTTGGAATGGCTTGTGCAGAATATTCTTTTTGCAATAAACCCGTTATAACCTTTAAAAATTCTCCCGAAAGAAACCACATTAGCACCCTTGGAGAAAAAGGTATATATTACGAGGATGAAGAAACGGTTTTAGAAATTATGAAAAGTTTTGAAAAAAAACCAAACGAAGACTGGAATGCGTATGCCAATTTTACGCCCGAAAAAGTTATGCAAAAATTCAATGAGGTCTTTCTCTCTAAAATTTAAATTAAAATAAAATGAAAAAAATACTTATTACAGGCTCTAAAGGTTTTCTGGGTCAACATTTAACAGAAAGATTAAAAGACGACTACGAACTGATGACTCCAAGTAGTTCTGAGTTAAACGTGCTAGATGTAGTAGACCTTCACAATTATCTTTCTAAATTTAAACCCGATGCAATTATTCATCTTGCGGCTGTATGTGGAGGCATTGGAGCCAATCAAAAATCTCCAGCAGACTTTTTCCTTCAGAACTCTCTAATGAGTTTAAACGTTTTATCTATGTCTCATCACCATGAAATAGATAAACTAATTACGCTGGGCAGTGTTTGTTCTTATCCTAAGTTTACTGAGGTTCCATTTAAAGAAGAGAATATTTGGAATGGTTACCCCGAAGAGACAAACGCTCCTTACGGAATTGCAAAAAAAAGCCTGTTAGTGGGTTGTCAGGCTTATAAAGAGCAGTATGGAAGTAATTTCGTTCATTTAATTCCCGTTAATATGTATGGAGAATATGATAATTTTGATCCTGAAAGCTCACATGTTATACCTGCACTAATAAGAAAATTTCACAACGCTAAAACTAGCCGCTTAGGAAGCGTCACTGTGTGGGGAGATGGTTCTGCTTCTAGAGAGTTTCTTTATGCAGGTGATTGTGCCGAAGCCATTGAAAAAGCTTTACTTAATTATAATTCATCGGAACCCGTCAATATTGGAACTGGTTCAGAGATAACAATTAAAGACCTCACGACTAAAGTGGCAGAACTTGTAGGTTATGAGGGTCATATTATTTACGATAAAAGCAAACCAAATGGCCAACCACGCAGATGCCTAGATACCTCTAAAGCAGAAAAAGAATTTAATTTTAAAGCAAAAACCTCTCTAAAAGAAGGTCTGGAGAAAACATACAGTTGGTATATTAATTCATGAAAAAAGCTATTGTTACAGGAGGCGCTGGTTTTATAGGCTATAATTTATGTAAAAAATTAGTTTCTTTGGGGTATGATGTTACTTCTATTGATAACTACTCCACAGGGCTTGTAACAAATCATGTCAAAGGAGCAGAGTATGTTGAAGCAGATATTTCTAATTATGATGCATTAGAAAACCTGATACAAGGATCTAGTGTGGTTTTTCATTTAGCTGCACTTGCTCGTATACAACCATCATTTCATAACCCTAAAAAATACTTTGATTCAAATGTAGTTGGAACATTTAACATTTGTCAGCTTTGTTCTGCTTTTGGAATCCCTGTAATCTTTTCTGGTTCATCCTCTCACCACAGCGGCAAGTTTAAAAACCCTTATACATTCACTAAAGACTCTTCAGAAGAGCTTTGTATGCTATTTGATAAAATTTATGGTTTAAAACAAAGTATAGCGAGGTTCTATAATGTTTATGGCCCCAACCACATAGAGGATGGAGAATATGCTACTGTAATAGCAAGGTGGGATAAGGCTCATAGAGAGAAAAAACCTTTAACTATTTACGGTGATGGAAGCAAGGAGAGAGATTTCACCCATGTCGATGATATAGTGGCAGGGTTGATTAAAATATGGGAAACCCAGAGCTATGGAATAATTTTTGAATTAGGAAGGGGCAGAAAGTTTTCTCTAAATGAAGCGGCAAAACTTTATAAACCATCATTTGGTATAACTTACCTTGAAGACAAAAAAGGAGAAGCTCAAAGCGTCGAATGCAATGCTGAATTAGCTAAAAAACATTTGGGCTGGCAAGCAAAAAACAATTTAGAAGATTGGATTAAAAATAAATGAAAAAAATAATCGTTACAGGCGTTACAGGACAAGACGGGAGCCACATGGTGGACTATCTGCTTAAAAATACAGAGCATACAATTATTGGGGGTGTTCGCAGGTTGAGTGTAGAGAATCACGATAACATCAAACACTTAAAAAATGTCGATAGGTTTTTTCTTATTGATTTAGATGTTTCTGATCCGCAAAATACAGAAAAAGTTATAGCCAAACACAAACCTGATTATTTTATAAATTTTGCAGCCAATTCTTTTGTGGGTAGTAGTTGGGATATGCCCTTCAACCACATGCAAACCAACTGCATGGCTGTATTACACCAACTAGAAGCAATTCGTCGTCATGCCCCACATTGCCGTTATTACAACGCAGGAAGCTCTGAAGAGTTTGGAGATGTAGTCTTTGCCCCACAGAACGAAGAGCACCCACTGCGCCCCAGAAGCCCATATGGAGCTTCTAAATGCTCCGCTCGTCACTTAATTAAGGTATACAGAGACTCATACGACCTCTATGCAGTGCAGGGTTGGCTTTTTAATCATGAAGGAGTCCGTAGAGGTGAAGAGTTTGTTACTAGAAAGATAACAAAAAATGTAGCCAGAATTCTCCAAGAGTTTGAAACAGGCAGAGTCATTAAGCCTCTGCAATTGGGAAATCTAGATGCAAAAAGAGATTGGAGCGATGCAGAAGATTTCATAAAGGGGGTTTGGCTTATGCTAAACCAAGAGAGAGGAAAAGAGAAAGATTATGTGCTATCCTCTAATGAAACACATACAATTAGAGAGTTTGTAGTAGAAGCATTTAATTTGGTTGGTTTTCACCGATCTGTGTCTGAGTGGAGAGGGGAGGGAATTGATGAAAAATATTTTCACGGAAAGGATTGTCTTGTGGAAATTAATAAAGATTTTTATAGACCAGCGGAAGTAGATTTATTGTGGGGAGATTCAACAAAAGCTCGCGAAGAATTAGGGTGGGAACCTACTTGTGACTTTATACAGCTTGTGAAAAAAATGGTTGACAGGGATGCTGGACCTGTTATGTATCCCTAGTGGCAAAGTCTAAAGGTCCAAACAAAAGAGAGATTATTTTTCGTTTATTGGAAGTTCCCGATAAAGGAAGAAGACCCTTTTTTGCTAGGGAAATGAAAATGCTCAATGATTTATGTGAGCGTTACTCTTTAGAGTTTATGAATATTGTCAGCTTTGGGAAGAAGTTTGATTCACTGGCTTATCTAGTGAGCGATAAACTAAAGTCCACCCTAGATGAAAAATTCAGAGCTTTCAACTTTAGGGTTGATTTATCTAAATATGAGGTTTATCATATTGGAGAAAAGTTCGGAGAGGATGCGGTTGTCCCTCCTAAAAATAAAACAATAAAAGATTTTTTAAATGAGTGAAGGACCAGACCCAAACGATATTCTAGGTAATTTCTTGAAATCGAACAAAAGCGATCATTACAACTTTGAAGACGAGTGCGATTACAAAGTTTCTAGCGGCTCTCTTCAATTTGATCTATGCATGAATGGAGGGTTTGGACCTGGGTTACATCGTTTTACTGGTTTGACAGAAGGTGGAAAAACCTCTGAGGCTTTAGAGGTTATGAAGAACTTTCTAAATACAATAGAGAAACCTAGAGGCTTATATATCAAAGCTGAAGGCAGATTAGGTAAAGAAGTAAGGGAAAGGTCTGGGGTCAAATTTGTGTGGTCAGCAGATGAGTGGGTAGATGGCACTTGTTTTGTTTTGGAAACAAATATCTACGAAACAGCAATGACTTGCATCAAGCAACTCATTGACAATGAAAAGAATAAACATAAATATTGTTTTATATTAGATTCTGTAGATGGCTTAGTTGCTAAAAATGATGCATCTAAAGGTTTTGATGAGTTTGCCAAAATAGCCGCAGGAGCTAGCATTGCATCTACTTGGTGCAAACAAACCAGCATTGCTTTAGGCAAGAGGGGGCATATGGCTATTTTTATTAGTCAGGTAAGGTCAGAGATGAGAGATCAATACTCCAAAGAACCCCCTAGACAGTCTGTAGCAACAGGGGGATATGCTTTACAGCACTACGCTAATAGCGTCATTCAATTTCAGCCTAGATACAAATCCGATCTTATTCTGCAAAATCCTAGCTTAAAAACTATTGACGAAAAAAAGAATCCAATCATTGGGCATTTTGCAAAAGTCTTGATATGCAAATCTCCTAATGAAAAATCTAATGTCAGCTTAACTTATCCCGTTAGATATAATCGGTCAGGAGGCAACTCCATCTGGATTGAAAAAGAAATTGTAGACTTGCTTTATGCGTGGGAGTTTGTAGAAAAGAAAGGCGCATGGATTAAGCCAACAGAGGATTTTTGCGAGTTACTAACAGAAAATAAATTAAACTTTCCTGAGCAAATTCAAGGTGATAATAATTTATTTAAAACTCTGGACCAAGATGAGGAATTGTGTAAATTCTTAATTAAATATTTTAGGGAACAAATTGGAGCATGAAGTTTATTGATGGATACGGCAAAGAAAGAAACCTTAAAAACGCAAAAAAATATTTAATAGATTGGGATAAGCCTAGTCGTAGCAAATTTCAAACGGCTGTAAAAAAATTTCTTTACCCCTATTGGAAAAATGATATTGTTTTTGAGGAGTTTAGAGTGGTGGGAAGCAGATTAACTTTAGATTTTTATAACGCCAACAAAAAAATTGCAGTTGAAGTGCAAGGGGCGCAACATACGAAGTATGTGAAGTTTTTTCATAAAAATCGTTTTAAGTATTCCGATCAACTAAAAAGAGACGAGAAGAAACTTGATTTCTGCAAGGCTAATGATATAAAGTTAGCAGAGGTTTATCCTCAAGATGAAATCGCGGCATCATTATTTAAAAAACAAGATATTTACCTATGAATTTAGAAGATGAGGATAACTCAGAATTTTCCATTCCTACCGAAATGGTTGATAAACTTTACGAGTTGTCGGGAGGGGCTGATAAATATAAAGGAGTTATTTTGGCAGCGTCTTCAGAAAACGGAAAGCCATTAATTTATTGCAAGTTTGATTGCGGCATGACAGAGTTTGCCTTAACAAAAGCCTTAGAGAATCATCTTTCGGGTCCATCTGAGCGTATAGAGGAGGACAAATGATATATAATTTCGAATTAGAAAAACAACTATTAGCGGGTCTCATTAAGGAGCCTGATAGCCTTTCAGAAATCTCAAATTTTATTGGGACTTCTGATTTTTATTCAAAGCAAAGTTCTCTGCACTCTACTATCTTTCGTATAATTCAACAAGCTATAGACTCTGGAGATGAAGTAGATGAAGTAATCATAGCTCAAAGAGTTAATGAGGTAGGTCTTTCTTTTGAGGACAACTTAAATCCCGCCGACTACATTAAGTCGTTAGCATTGAGAAAAGTTCCTAAGGGCAATGCCTTAAAGACAGCTAAAGAGTTAAAAAAATATTCTATAAGGCGCGAGATTTTAGAATCCTCTCAAGACATCGCCAAGAAGATGAAAAATATGCCTCCTGAGGCATCTTATCGCTCCATTATCGAGACATCAGATAATATTTACAACTCTCGCATTAATCTCTACGAGATGGGTAACGATTCTCCAGAAAACATATACGAGGAAATGGAGGATCTGATTGAGGAGAGAGGAAACAATCCAGTTAGTGAGTTTGGAATGATGGGGCCACACCCCAAAGTAAACGAAATTTATGGTTCTCTACTGAGACCTGGAAATATAACAGTGGTAGTTGCTAGATCTGGTGTGGGTAAGACTCAGTTTTGTATGGATTATTCTACAAAAGTGAGCCTACAATATGATGTCCCCGTTCTTCACTTTGATAATGGTGAAATGAGTAAGGAGGAGCTTATTATGCGTCAATGTGCGGCTCTGTCAGGCGTTTCCATGCATCTTTTAGAAAGCGGTAAATGGAGACAGGCAGGAGAAAAAGTTGTAGAAAAAGTTCGTTCTGTTTGGCCCAAGGTAAAAAAATTAAAATTCTATTATTACAATGTGGGAGGGTTAGATGTAGACTCTATGGTTAACACTCTTAAAAGGTTTTATTACGCTAAAGTAGGTCGTGGTAATCCCATGGTCTTTTCTTTTGATTACATTAAAACGACTTCAGAAAACATCTCAAACAAATCAGAATGGCAAGTGGTTGGTGAAATGGTGGATAAGTTTAAGAAGTGCGTCCAAAAAGAAATTTTACACGATGGGAATCCTATTATTCCAATGATCACTTCTGTTCAATCTAACAGATACGGAATCACCAATAATAGAACGTCCCAGAATATTGTAGATGACGAATCTATTGTTTCATTATCAGACCGCATCACTCAATTTTGTTCACACATGTTTATCTTGAGAAACAAAACTAACGATGAGATCGAGACAGAGGGCGGCAGATTCGGAACTCATAAACTAATCAATGTCAAATCGAGGCACTTGGGTAGTGACATAGCGGGAGCAGTGGAGCCAGTAAGAATTGGAGATGCTCTCCGTAAAAATGCAATAAATTTAGATTTTAATAATTTTAATATCACAGAGCAGGGAGATTTAAGAGATATAGCAAGAATGTTAGATGGGGAGGAGGATTTAGATAGTGAAGGAACCCAAGAGACAATCCCAGACTTCGATCAATTCTGAAGACTTTCAGGGAATCCTAGAGTCAATAGGCTATCACCTAATTGATTGTGGAGACCACTGGAGAACACAGGCTTTATATCGAGACGGAGACAATAAAACCGCTGTAAAAATATACAAAAATACAGGTGTTTGGATGGATTTTGTGGAAAACAAAGGATCTAAACCGTTTGAAGCCCTCGTCCAACTAACTATTAAAGACCCTTCTCAGGTTACAGAAATTTTAGGGAAGTCTTCTACAGAAAACGTAATAACTTATTCCCCAACAGAAAAAATAGAAATGGAAAAAATTTATCCAGAAGAATCTTTGGAAAAACTCTTCCCTAATTATAACTTTTATAAGAAAAGGGAGATATCAGAGCTAACACAACAAAAGTTTCAAGTAGGCTTAGCGGGTGTAGGTAAAATGTATAGAAGAATAGTGTTTCCTATTTATAATGAACACACCCAACTTATTGGCTTTTCTGGAAGAAAGGTGGATGAGGATAACAATTATCCTAAATGGAAGCATATAGGGAAAAGAAACAATTGGGTTTACCCCGCTTTAAATAAAAAGACCGAGGTAGATGAAGAAATAAAATTAAAAAAAGAAGTTATTTTAGTAGAAAGTATAGGTGATGCGCTGGCTCTTTATGAACAAGGTATCAAAAATGTTTTGGTCATTTTTGGCTTATCTGTTAACAACAACATTATTAATTATCTTAGTGCTCACTCTATTCGGCATATATATATTTCAACAAATAACGATAAGGGCAGTGGGGAAAATAGAGGATTTATTGCAGGAATAAAGAGTTTTATTAAGCTCTCAAAATATTTTGATCTAGATAGTTTAACTGTAAAATTCCCCCCAACGCCATATAATGATTTTGGTGATGCTCACTTGGATGGGCATAACCTTAATGACTGGCTAGCTAGAGATATCGACAAGGCCGCACAATTCGATTATATTCTAGAGTTCGTTAAGAATAATCCATCCTGCTTCACTAAGAAAGAAATACAGACGGCCTTAATACTTAGTGATGCCTGAACCTCAAACACCTCTCTCCGCGAGCAGAATAAAGACTGCTCAGTCGTGTTCTTGGCTTTACTGGTGCAAGTATAAGCTCCACTTGCCAGACAAAAGCAACGATGGAGCAAGACGAGGCTCCATTTGTCATTTAGTTTTTGAAGTTTTGGGGGTTCCTAAGAGGAAAAAATATTATAATAAAATAATTAAAAAGGAGGATGTTTTTGCAGTTGAGTCGATTAAACGACTGATTTTAAAACATGCTATTCGCGAAGGGATAGACGATACCGAAAACATAGAACTAATGAAGGACATGATTTTTAATGGTCTTTCATATGATTTTTTTGGTAAAGATTTAGACAAACCCACACAAGAGTTTTCTGAAAAAGATTTTGATATAATCAAAGTAGATGGAGATATAAAATATAAAATAAGAGGTTTTATTGATAAACTCTTTTTATACAAGAAGCAAAAGTTTGCGTTGATAAGAGACTTCAAGACTAGCAAGGACGTATTTAAGGGAAAGGACGCTACAGATAATCTGCAAGACTTAATGTATAGTTTAGCTGTAAAAAATTTATTCCCTGAATATTCAGAAAGGGTGAGTGAGTTTCTGTTTCTTAAATTCGATTTAGACCTTAACGCCTCTAAGTCGGGGATAGTTCAAATGAAACCCTTGGAAGAGGATGAACTCAAAGGTTTTGAGTTGCAGCTTTCTGAGATTCAAAAATACCTAGATAACTTTTCAGAAAAAGACGCAAAGAAAAACTTTGCTGCTCACCAAGGCTTTCCTAAGGATAGCTCGTTTAGTGGAAAATTGCTTTGTGGTTTTGCAAAAGAAAAGGGAGAGTTAAAACTAGATGGTTCTCCCAAGTGGCACTGCCCAATGAAGTTTAATTTTTTCTTCTATGAGGTCTGGAACTCTAATAAGGAAAAAATAGGCTCTTATTTCGAAGATGAATTTACCGAGGAGTTAGTCCCCGAGGGAGGAGGTTACGAAATGAAGTATTATCAAGGATGTCCCGCACATTCTTCTTGACACCTCATTGGCTGGTGTTAGAGTATTCGTGATGACTCCAGTATTTAAGTCTACCTATTCGATAGGCAAAAGCATTCTGACCCTCAATGACAATGATAAAGAGGGTGGTCCCGATAGTATTTTTACTATTTGTGAGGAAAATAAAATTAAGTCACTAGTTCTTGTAGAAGACTCAATGACAGGCTTTGTTACGGCTCATAATCGTTGCAAAGAAAAAGGCATTGATCTTATTTTTGGTTTAAGACTCACCTGTTGTAATAACACTCTTGATGATGATAACTCAGATCATAAGATTGTTATTTTTGCAAATAACGATGACGGTTGCCGCTTACTCTACAGAATATATTCCTATGCTCATACAGATAGCGGAAAGGTAGATTTTAATTTTTTGAATTCAGTGTGGAGTGACGACTTGGAATTAGTCATTCCTTTTTATGACTCCTTTATATTTAACAATAATTTTTATTTAAGAAAGTGTGTCCCTGATTTTTACAAAATGCTACCAACTTTTTGGGTAGAGCAAAACGGTTTGCCTTTTGATGATCTCCTAAAGAAAAAAGTTGAGAAGTTTGCGCGGGGAATGGTGCGACCAGTTAAAAAAGTAAAAACAATTTTATATAAAAACAAGTCAGACGTAGAAGCTTTACAAACATACAAGATTTTGTGCAATAGAAATTTTGGTAGAGCGGCTTCGTTAAGCTGCCCAAACTTAGATCACTTTGGGAGTAATGAATTTTGTATTGAATCTTATTTAGAAAATGAACGAGTCACTGCTTAGATTTAACAAGAAACAAAGATATATTGTTTTTGATACTGAAACCGAAGGTTTGAATTTAGTCACTTCTCGACCTTGGCAAGTTGCTTGGTTGGTTGTAGAGGGCGATAAAATCATTGCGAGAAACGACATGTTTCTGCATTGGCCAAATCTCAATGTTTCAGAGGGTGCGGCTAAAGTCACAGGCTTCTCCATGAAAGAATACAATAAAAAATCTATGCCTCCGAATATAGTCTGGGAAAAGTTTTCAGAGGATTTATATGACGAAAACAATTTGATTGTGGGCCAAAATCTTTTGGGTTTTGATGTTTACATGGTGAATATTTGGCGCAAGTTAATGGGTAAAGATCCAGACTACTCCTTTGTTTCTCGTATAATTGATACAAAGTCTTTAGCGACCGCCATAGCCAAGCAAATCCCTGTAGATAAGGACGATTTCATAGGTTGGCAATATAGACTCTTAAACTACAGAGAAAGAGGCTTAAAAACATCTCAAGCCACTCTTCTTAAGAAATATAACATTGATCATGACCCAAAAAGACTCCATGATGCTCTGTATGATATCGAAATGAATTTTAAGATTTTCCGCAAACAACTTTTTGATTTAGAGATATGAGTTCTACAACCTTTACAGGCTACAATACACCCTTTCCCGTGGGAGTTAAGCTCCCAGAAATTAAAATAGAAAAAAAATATTACGACGAAGTTTCTTGCAGTGACCTGGAAGATAACTATCAATTTCTCAGGAAGCTATGCTTTAAAAAGGTAAAAGAAAAAGGTATAGATAAGGTAGACAATCCTCAACTTTACTATGACCGACTAAAAGAAGAGTTAACTATCTTCGATGAGTTGGGGTTCGTGGATTATATTCTACTTAATTGGGATATCATGAACTTCTGCAAGGAAAACGATATTCCAACAGGGGCAGGTAGGGGAAGTGCCGCTGGTTCATTAGTATTGTATGTCATAGGTGTAACGAACATCGACCCCATAGAGTATGACTTGTTCTTTGAGAGGTTTGTATCAAAGAGTAGGGCAAGAAAGATTGAGCATGAAGGGGAAGTTTATTTGGATGGCAGCTTATTAGCTGATGTTGATAATGATATTTCTTATGATCGTCGTGCAGAAGTCATAGAATACATTGAAAAGAAATATGAGGGTAAAACTTCTAAGATTTTGACGCTGAATACATTAAGCGGAAAGCTCTGTATGAAGGAGTGCGGAAAGATTGTTGAAGAGCTATCCGAAGTAGATGTAAACCAAATCAGTGATACGATTCCAAAACATTTTGGCATAGTAGCTAAATTAGATGTCGCATATGATGAAAGTGAAACTTTCAGAGAATATGCAGATAAATATCCAAAAGTATTTAAGATAGCCAAAAAACTAGAGGGCTTGAATAAAAATACTGGAGTTCACCCATCGGGCGTATCAATCTCTTATTATGAGCTTGATGACATAATGCCCCTTCAAACAACCAATGATGGCGCATTAGTTTCTGGTTATGACATGAATGACGTAGCCAGCCTAAGTGTAAAGTTTGATATTCTTGGATTAAGAACTCTTTCTGTTGTCCATGATGTTTGCAAGCAGTTGGGAATCAAAGCTGAAGATATAGATCCTCACGATTCTATAATTTACACGGCTCTATCCTCCCTGCGCTCTCCTCAAGGCTTATTCCAAATTGAAGCAGACACTAACTTTAAAGTCTGCCGTTTGATAGCCCCCCAGAATCTTGAGCAATTATCTGCGGTGGTGGCTATTGCAAGACCTGGAGCTTTAGATTTTAAGGACAGATATGCGGAGTATGTAAGGACGGGCGAGTTCCAGTCCGTTCATGAGTTTTTTGATGACATTTTGAGCTACACAGGAGGCATTCCTTTGTATCAGGAGCAGTTGATGAAAATGGCGGTTAAGGTTGGATTTAGTCTTGATGAAGCGGAACAACTTCGACGTATTGTAGGCAAGAAAAAGGTGGATCAAATGCCAGCGTGGAAGGCTAAGATCGAAGAGAAGATAGAAGAAAATAAATTAGACCCAGCCATTGGGGAAATACTTTGGAGTGTGGCTGAAGACTCCGCAAACTATTCATTTAACAAGTCTCACTCTATAAGCTATGCTTACTTAGCGGCAATTACTGTTTATCTTAAGTTCCAACATCCAAAAGAATTCTTTTTAAGTCTTTTAAAATATGCAAAGTATGAGCCTAATTCTCATGAGGAGATTGCTAAAATATCACAAGAGCTATCTCACTTTGATATAAAGTTACTCCCCCCAGACCTAAACAAGTCAGATATTGATTTTAAAATCGAAGGCAAGAATATCAGGTATGGGTTAAATTCTATCAAGGGAGTATCCACTAAAGTTCTAGAGTCATTACTGGAATTTAGAGAAGATTCCTTTGATAATAAATATGAAGTCTTCCTTTCAGCAAAACAGGCAGGACTAAATATAGGAACTCTTTCAGCCCTAATTCAAGCTGGTCTTTTAGATTCTTTTGTTTCTTCTAATCGTCCACGATTAGTCTTGGAAGCTCAAACATTTAATATTCTAACAGATAGAGAAAAGAGAAATCTGATTGCGTTAGGGCAGAATTACAACTATGATATCATCTCAGCAATTCATGATATTCGCCAAGAGGAAATGGTGGGAGATGACAATAGGAAAATTTTTGCCCCAAAAAGATTCGAAACATTTCGAAAAAAATTCTCCCCTTATAAGGAAATCTACGAAATGAACAAGGAGCACACCAAATATGCAAACTGGTATTTTGAGGAGAAGCTTCTTGGATATAGTTATTCACACAATATTAGAGAAGTTTTTAGTTATGAGGGGGATTTTAACTCTTCAGAGGTTGTAAAAGATTTACCCGAAAGGTCTAATGTTAAATTTGTGGGAGTTTTGACTGATATAATCCGCAGAACAAGCAGGAATGGTAACAAGTATGCACGAATGAATTTTCAAGATGAGGGTGGGAATATTGACGGGTTATTCTTAGACAGTCAACGTGCCGCTCGCCTTACTGATTATTTAGATTCTGGTAAAAAACTCCCCAAAAAAGGGGATGTTGTGATCATATACGGGTCTAAAGGAGACGATGTTATTTTTGTAGATAAGGTATTTCCATTAAAGGATAAAATCTACATGAAGTTATCTGAACTTAAATAGTGTAAAGAATTATGATGGGTCTAACTGATTTTAATTTAACACCCAAAGCCAAAAAGGGCTTAAAAGATGCTCAAAAATTTGCGGAAGCCAACGGTCATTCCTTAGTAACAACCGCTCATTTGGTTTACGGGTGTCTAGTAAACATATCGGATAGTTGTGCTTTAAAGCTAAAAAACTATGGAATTAAGGTTGATGGCAAAGCTTTTATAAAACTTTTTAAGGAATACTCTAAAGAAAACCCTGAAGAATTTAAGTCGAAAAAAGGGCAGGGAGGCTGGCACGATGATGTCAACGAAGTTGTTTTCTTTGCTAAAGAGTTTTCTGATAATTTTGACAGTTATTTCATTGGAGTAGAACATATACTTTATGTTATTTTTGATATGGAGGGTAAATTCATTGAACATCTTCGACAAAATGGACTTGATACCCTTTATGCTAAGGATATTATAGAAACACATGTGTTAGAGACAAGTATCCCGCCTACAGATCAAATAAAAAACATTTTATATGTAGAATCTAAGAAAAATGCTACGCTACGAGAAGAGAAAGCTGGCAATTCTTTACCTCATCTGACTAAATATTGTGTCAATTTAAATCAAAAGTTCATAAACAATAGGTCTTCACATATTTCAGGGCGAGATGCAGAAATCAATGAGCTTATAGAAATACTCTCAAAGAAAAACAAAAGTAATGCTATTCTCGTAGGGGAGGCAGGGGTAGGTAAAACCGCTGTTGTTGAAGGCTTGGTGCAGAAAATAGTAAATCAAGACTCACCCACTCACATGTCCTTAATGCAAATTTGCTCAGTGGACATAAGTGCGATGATAGCTGGAACTAAGTATAGAGGAGAATTTGAGGAAAGGTTTAAATCTTTAATCGCTGAAGCAGAAAAGGAACCTAATATAATTTTATTTTTTGATGAAATACATACCATAATAGGGGCTGGAAACTCGGAAGGAGCCGTAGATGCTTCTAATATGCTGAAGCCAGCACTAGCGAGAGGAGATATTAAATGCATTGGGGCTACCACTTCTCAAGAATACAAAAAATTCTTTGAAAAAGACACTGCCATGAAAAGGCGGTTTGATAAAATTACTGTAGAGGAACCCTCAAAACAGCAAACTAAAAAAATTATCATGAATGCATTGCCATTTTATGAGGATTTTCATCATGTTAAATACAAAGAGGAAGATATAGATACAATTCTAGACTTATGCGAAAAGTTTTTAAGCAACAAAAGATTCCCAGACAAAGCTTTTGATTTAATTGATCAATTAGGTTCAAGAACAAAAATTAAATACGCTGCGATTCCTGATAAAGTATGCGAAGTAAGAACTAGTTTCTGTGAATTTTTAATGGCAACACAGGAGGATGAAAAATTAGATGAAGACCACTTTACTGAATTGCTTAAAAATTATTTAAAGGTTATGGCAAAACATGCCGAAAAGAAGGGTCGAAAACAAACTATTCGCCAAAGAGATATCATATCAATCCTGACAGAAAAAACTGGACTATCTCCCAAAACAATTGCCAAAAATACATCCTCCTTTTCCTCTTTCTTGAGTCAAATGAATAGTGAAGTTTTTGGACAAGAGAAAAACATCCAGACGATTCATCAGACATTAAGCTGTGTAAAAGCGGGTTTAAATGACCCCTCAAAACCCCTTTCTAACTTTTTGTTTCTTGGCTCAACAAGTGTAGGAAAAACATTTACAGCTAAAAAAATAGCCAAATATTTCTTTGGTAATGAAAAGTCTTTTATTCAACTCAACATGAGTGAATACCAAGACAAAACGGGTGTTTCTAAGCTGATGGGCGCAAATGCTGGATATGTAGGATACGAAGAAGGAGGTCTTTTAACAGAGTTTGTAAGGAATAATCCTAATTGCGTGGTATTGTTTGATGAGATAGAAAAATGCGATCCTAAAATTTTGGATGTATTGCTCCACATATTAGATGAGGGCTATGCAACAGATAATTTAAATAGGACTATTGATTTCTCTAAAACAATAGTAGTTATGACCTCAAATATTGGTCATAAGGAAAAAGCCAAGAGAGGAATGGGCTTTCTCCCACATGAAGAAAATGATGCAGATATATACAAAACATCTCTCAAAAAGTATCTTAGGCCCGAATTGCTAGCTCGCGTCGATGAGGTCTTGTTCTTCAATGAGTTGGGAGATGAACACTTACTTAAGATTATCAATCAAGAGTTAAAGCAGATTGGAAGTAGGCTGAAAGAAAGAGGGATAGAATTAACCTGCACACACAGTGTTAAAAAATTCATTTTTAATAAAATAAAAGAGAAAAAGAGTCATGCTAGAGAAATTAAAAATCTAGTAAAAACTACTGTTCAGATACCCCTTTCTCAGTTTATTGTAAAAAACAGGAAAGTAGAAAAAATCTCACTGAAAGTAGTTGACAAAAGCCTTTCTTTTGCTTAATATACTGCATATGAAGCGAATCAATACAAGGGTCATGAAAGCGATCCGTAATAGCAGGGGTAGGTTTTTTGGCCTATACACCTCTCAAGGAGAGTCTGTTAACGCTCAATTGATGGGAGAGACAGATAATTATGTTAAGGTTTATGACCGCAATGCTGGAGTTAACCGCAAGTTGGCTAAGACGAGTATTTGTGGGGTGCGCCTTGCAGAACAAAGTTTTGGTAAAGTTTTCTAGGTCGGACTGGAGCTTTAGTCAAAACGGAAAGCTTATTCATAGCTTTCTTTAACCCCCAGCTAACCCCCTTGAAAAAGGGGGTTAGTTTTTTATTATATATAGTGAAACTTTCTTCCCTATTTAAACATAAAGCATATGCATTTTCTCAAGCGGGAGATGGAGAAGATGACTGTAAGTTTGCTACAGCAGCACTTAAGAAAATTAAACCTAATCTGGAACTGGCGGGTATTTCCCTTGCTCGTATTACTGATAACTATGACATATACTCGCTGAGAGATGAAAAAGAACAGTTTTATAAGTTCAAAATATCGCTTTTGGGAGATGATAATATATTAAAAAGAGAAGCTACCGCACTCAGGAGTATAGCCAAAAATGAATCATTCCCGTCTCTAGTAAAACAGGGCGTGGAACATCTCGGAGAGGATATTACCTATCTTCTCAGTAAGGTTAAGGTAGGAGAAAGTGTGAGGGATTATGGCAGGTCTGTTTTGATGCATAAAATTGACGAATTTCTAGAATCCTACTGGACACTTCCCCGTAGTCGCCCCGTTAGAGCTAAATACTCCGCAATTCTAAGTGATTTTTTGGAACAGCTAATACCATCAGAATGCCTTCCTGAAACAGCCCTTGAGTCTGTTAAAAGTTATACAAATTATGATGTGTGTGAGCAGTTTCTTTTAGAGCTAAGAAGCGAAACCTTAACCATTCACAACAATATTGAGGGAGAACTAAACAAAAAATGCCATGGCAACTTATCTATTGATTCTATTTTCTATACAAATCCAAGTTTTTATTTTGATGAGTTGCACAATGTTTCAATGGGTCACCCTTATGTAGATTTTGTAGACTTAATTTTAGAAACGGGGGTTAATGAAGATAACGATATAAAACTATTAAAGAAGTTTTGTGATTCGGGTGAAATAGCTGTGAATAGAGATTTGTATTTTCAAGTTTATTTAATGCAATTAAGGAAGAAACTGGCGGATTTATTAATTTCCTATATAAGAGAGGTCTATCTTTATGATTCTTATCGGTATGAGCAAATTTTGTATATTGCAGACAATTTTTCTCATCTTTATGAGCGTTTCTGTAAGATTGAACTCTTTAAAAACAATAGAGATTTTATCATGAAAACGATCTGCGAGCCAATTTTTGGTGTAAAAGCTTAAGTATGCCACTACCTACACCCAACAATGGAGAGAAGCGTTCTAAGTTTATGGACCGCTGCATGAGTGACCCCACAACAAGAGGAGAATTCAAAGATAATAAACAGAGGGCTGCGGTCTGTTCATCTCAATTTTCAAAAGCAGAAAGTAAAGCTTCTGTCACTATAGGGGAAGATGGGGAGACTCGATGCTATTTTTCAGCAGCAGAGGACAAAAATAAGCCACTTAATAAACCTTTTCGCACTCCCAAAGGTCCGAAGAAGTTCTCTGTTTATGTTAAAAACGAGAAGGGTAATGTAGTAAAGGTGAATTTTGGAGATCCCAACATGGAAATTAAAAGGGATGATCCCGCTCGCAGAAAAAGTTTTAGAGCTAGGCATAACTGTGATAACCCAGGTCCAAAGTGGAAGGCTCGCTATTGGTCTTGTAAGCAATGGAGGGCTGGAAAAAAAGTAGAAGGTTCCTCTGATGCAGAATACGAATGGGATGGTGAAACAGTTTTTGATCATGACGAACTGTTAGCTATAAACCCTGATTTAGCTAATGCTCCAGAGGCGGAAGTCTCTGAGGCGGCTCGCAAAAGCGGCGCTCAAACTCCTGCTGAACCCAGTGAAAGAAAGAAGGGTTCTAAGAAAAACCCGAAGGGTAGCGCGGGGGAAAAGGGTGGTAAAATTACCTTTAGTGAAAAAACAACTAATTCTCTAAAAGAAAAGGTCAAAGAGCACAATTCTAAGCATTCCAAAAAAGTAACTCTGGGTCAACTTAAAAAGGTATACAGGCGTGGCGCTGGAGCGTTCAGCACCTCTCATCGCCCCAATATGTCTCGCCACGGTTGGGCTATGGCAAGAGTTAATATGTTCCTAAAGATGGTTAAGGGTGGTAAAGTGAAAGACTCTTATAGAAAAGCAGATCAAGATATTGCGTCGGCCTCCTCATATTGTAGAGATGCAATGGCGTCACTGTGGGAAAACATCCGAAAAAAGAAACAAAGGATGGGTAAAAATTACAAACCAGCTAAACCTGGAGATAAGGATAGGCCGACTCAGGAAGCCTTGAAAAGAGCGCAGGGTTCTCCAGATGTAATGGAGCATTATTTCAAAACAAAAGAAGAGGCTCTAAAGGATGCAAAAAAACTTGGGTTAAAAGGTTTTCACTCTCACAAAACAGAGGATGGCGAGACTTTATACATGGCTGGCCCAAATCATGAAGCATTCATGAAAAAACATAAGCAAATTGTAAAAGAAAAGAGCGGCGGCGGTTGAATTTAAGGGTTTAATTGATACAATCAGTATGATTGTTCAGTATTATAAGCCTAATTCTAAAAATACAGGATGCGCTTTCAGCTTCGATATCGGAGCTAATAACAAAAACCAAGAGCCTTGCGTTTATGTAAGGGCTATCAAACAACATTCTTGGAACGATAAGACTCGCACGGGTTCTTTTTCAGAAAATGCAAAAGACCCCGATAAGTCTATCTCAATTAAATTAAACGAGATCGAAGTCGGTGGACTTATTTTTGCTATAGAAAAATACAAAGACTTTTCGGCCTTTCATTCTTATGAAGACAACAAGACATCCATCTCATTCAAACCCTATAAGAAAAAAGATGGGACTGAGGCTTTTTCTTTTGGAGTAACGAGGAACTCTGCTAATAAATTTGGCATTGGAGTGGAAACCTCGGAGGCTTATGGATTAAGAGAGTTTCTTAAGTTTTATTTGCAGGAGCTTTATATTCATAGGCTTCAAAAGAATAAAGAATATAGAGATCAATGAAGAAAAAGATCCTGATTCACTCTAACTTTTGTCGAGCCTTTACAGGATTCGGTAAAAATAAAAAAAATATTATGCGGTATCTATTCGATACTGGAAAATATGAACTTATGGAGCTTGCAAATGGCCTACAGTGGGGCGATGGGGCTACCGAAACAGTTCCGTGGAAGTGTAGAGGATCTCTCCCCCCACCAGAAGAATTAACAGGACTTAACGCAGAACAACAAAGAGCAGAAAGCTACGGCCTTTCTCATGTGGATCGAGCGGTAAACTCATTTAAGCCTGATGTATATTTAGGAATTGAAGATATTTGGGCGTTTAATAATTTCGCGAACAAGCCTTGGTGGAATAAGGTCAATACAATGATTTGGACCACCTTGGATAGTTTACCAATACTTCCTCAAGCTATAGAGTATGCCCCTAAAATTAAAAACTATTTTGTTTGGTCATCCTTTGCGGAGAGAGCCATGAATGAAATGGGATATAATCATGTAAAAACATTAAGAGGTTCACTCGATACAGCAAATTTTTTCAGATTTTCAGACAAGGAGCGCGATAATCTCAGAAAGTATCACGGATTAAGCGATGAATTCATTGTGGGATTTGTTTTTAGGAACCAGTTAAGGAAAAGTGTTCCTAATTTGTTGGACGGTTTTAAATTGTTTAAAAAAGAGAAACCCAATGCTAAATTACTTCTACATACACATTGGTCGGAAGGTTGGGATATTCCCAGAATGCTTCAAGAAAAAAATATTTCACCAGATGACGTTTTAACTACTTACATTTGCTCTAAATGTTCACATTATATAGTCTCTCCATTCAAAGGGCAGGAGCTTAATTGTAAAAGATGTGGTTCAGAAAAATCCATAAGCACAACTAATACCTCTAAAGGCGTAAGTGAAAGCCAGTTAAACGAAGTTTACAATTTAATGGATGTCTACTGTCATCCTTTTACTAGCGGAGGACAAGAGATACCAATTCAGGAAGCCAAACTTACAGAACTAGTAACTCTGGTTACAAATTACTCTTGTGGCGAGGATAGTTGCACAGAGGAATCTGGGGGATTACCTCTTAACTGGAGTGAATACAGAGAACCTGGAACTCAATTTATTAAAGCTTCAACATGCCCGCAACACATCGCCTCTCAGTTATCTCATGTATGTAATTTATCTGAGAAAGAAAGATCAGAGACAGGAAAGAAAGCTCGTCAATGGGTTATTGATAACTTTTCTGTAGAAGCTGTGGGAAAACAATTGGAAAAAATTATTGATTCGATGCCTTCAGTTGATTATGACTTTGATCCAAAGGCGAGTGCTTTTAATCCTGATTATAATCCTCGCGAAAATTATCCTAGTCCACAAGAATTTATTATAGATATTTATAAAAATATTCTAAATGATGATGTTGATAGTAATTCTCAAGGAGTAAAACATTGGCTTGGTCAGATGCAAGCTGGGAAAACCCCCCAAGACGTAGTAAACTACTTTAAACAGGTAGCCTTAGATGGTGATAAAGATAATAAAACTCCCAATCTAGAAGAAGTGTTGGGGGATAAAGACAAAGGAAATAGGATAGCTGTAGTAATTCCCGAAAGTGAGACAGATGTTTTCTTAATTAACTCGTTAATGAAGAACTTAAAAAAACAATATAAAGAACATAATATCTACATTTTTACCCAGCCGCGTTATTTTTCCTACATAGACGATAATCCATACGTTCATAAGATTCTACCATATTCGCCTCTAGTTGAAAATGCGCTGGCAATGGAAGGGGCTGGAGGCCATGAGGGTCTTTTCGATATCGTGTTTTACCCTCATACCACTACTCAAAAAGCAGCTTGTTATATACATAACGGTCTAGATAAAAACCAATTTTCCTTACGTTAAAATGGGTCACTTACTTGAAGAATACGCTAAAAATTTAGGAGTTAAAATATCGACTCCAATTTCTAAGGATCATTTTTTTCCATTAACAGTCACAAAATATATAACTATCTCTCAGATAGATTCGCAGGAATCTAAAACTTATCCTCATTACGAGTTAGTTATTAATTTGTTGAAGCCGTTTTTAGACAGAGCCAATATAAAAGTTGTTCAACTAGGAGGTAAATCTCAGATACGAGGGGTAGATATTGCTCTCAATCTAACTTTTAAACAACAAAGTTATATTATTTCTAACTCTTTAGTTCATCTAGGATCAGATGGAATATTAAGTCACGTTGCTAGCTCAAAGAATATTCCAACGGTTAATTTATTTGGGAACACCTTTCCTTCAGCCAATCGACCGATTTTCTCAAGAAGCTCTCTCAACGTTAATTTGTGTCCCGAATGGGATAAGAAACCTTGTTTTGCAGATACTGATCCCAATAAGCAAATAAACAATATCCGAGCCGAGGTTATTGCTCAAAGCGTTTTAGATTTTCTTAAGATAGAGAAGGAAGAAATTAGATTCAAAACAAAACACATAGGAAATGCTTTCTTGCAAAGTGCTGTGGAGTTAATTCCCACTTCATTTCATCCAATTAGATTACCTACAAATCAACTGTTATTGGTTAGAGCGGATTACGGCATCGAATCTAATGCTTTCATGGAATACTGTTCTAAATACAAGGTTGCAATTTCTTCTTCGCAATTAATTCAACCCAAGGTTCTTGAAAAGATTGGCGCTAATGTATCAACTTTATTTGTGTTTTTAGATTCAAATTGGGATCAAGATATTCCTCCAAGCTATTTTCAATTAATAAAAAATCTTAATATAGAACTAGTCTTTTTGCTAAAAGATGAAAGTAAGATATTTGAAGCAAGGAATAGATATTTCGATATACCCGTAAGACCCTACAATCTTGATAAGGATGCCCCCTGCAAGGTAGGCAAAACAACTAAATTTTTATCTGGTTTGCGCTTACTAGAGGGGACTAAAGAGTATTTAAGTTATGCTCACTGGAAAAAAGGACTTGACAACAATAATCAAGTGTTGGATACTCCTGAGTATTGGAGAGAATTAGACCACTTTTATATTTATGAGTCAGAGTAAAACAGCCAAAAAGAAAGCCGCAAAGAAATTCTACGGACCAGACGCTTACAAGCGTAATGAGCATGGACTTCTAGAAAATGTGGACTACGAATTTAATGAGGACGGCACGGTAAACTGGAGGGCTATGATCAAGTCAGAGTTTCTCTATGCTAATAAGGGTTGGTTTGATGCTCGCAATAAACCTGTTCCAGCCTCCACCGAAGGCTTAGATGATAAGCAGCTTTTAATTATGCTTGGGGGTATCAAAGATCTTGCTAAAATGAGAGGATACCACACTGTTGACTTCAAGGTGGACAATATTTCAGACGGTTACGTTACTGCTAAATGTCAAATAGATTGGATAGAGAATTATGAGAGCGCGAATATTGGGGTATATCCTCGATACACAGATGTAGCTAACGCTACGCTTGCTAATACAGACAACTTCTGTGCTAAATTCCTAGAAACAATCGCTTGTAATCGTGCTTTTGTCCGTTGTGTGCGTAATTATCTCAATATCCACATTGTCGGAGCAGATGAGATTGACAAGTCTCAAGGCTCTGGTCAAGCTGTAGAGGCTGATGCCATTGCGACTCCTATCACCCCCGTAGACCTCCTTGAAAAGACCCTCAGGGAAAAGCATGGGGTTGACTCTTTCGAGTCCTGTAAGAAGGTTCTGAGAGACTTATGGAAGGACGACAAATACCGTAATGAATCAGCGGCAGAGTGGGATTCTTTTGCGGATATTCCAGCCAAAGAAGCAAGAAAGCTTATTGTTGCCCTCAATCAATGATAAAAAGAATCACCAATCCAGTTGAGTTCAAGGAGGCGGTAGAAGATATATTCTTTCTTTTCGATTTTGAAAATGAAAGTCAAGGCCACTTCTTAAAGCATAATAAAAAATACATTATTAATGCTTTTGCTCATAAACATATACTGGCTTGGGACTTTTTTGTTTGGGCTAACTTAACAGAAGGAGGCAAATGCGATGCTATGATTGCTTTTGTTAATCAAAAAAATGAAAAATTTGGGGAGGAGATTTTTTCAGAATACATTTGGCTATCTAAAAATCCGCGTGTAGGACAAAGACTTTTGGGGGTAGCATTAAAGTTTGCCAAAGAGAAAGAATTTAAATATGCTACAATGAATTGCGCTTCGGCACACCCAGATGCTGACAAAGTAGCTCGCTTTTATAAAAAAATGGGCTTTGTCAAAGACTGTGAAACCTATATTACTGCATTATGAATAAAAGAGCCGCTAGAGAATTAAGAAAAATTTGTAATCCTTGCGATCCTGTTTCGAAAAGGGTTTATCGAAGACTAAAAAAACAATACACTAAATTACCGCACTATGCAAAACGAGACTTCCTCAACCTCCTCAAAGAAACAACTTTCAACTTGGGGTCAGAACAAGGCGGGAGCCTTTTGGATCAAGAAAAAGGGAGACGGGAAGACTTACCTGTCGGGAAAGATAACAATAAAGGGTGAAGAGATTCCTTTTTTAATCTTTAAAAATGATTTCCAAGAGGGAAATACCCCTCATTTCCACGCCTATGAAGTTCCTACGCTGGAGGATCGTCATTCGGAGGAGTAGGCTCTGGAGGAGGAGTGTTAGTCCAAGTTCTTAAAGCGGGAATAGCCGCAGTGATAGCGTTCATTGCGACCGCTACCTCAGGAACTTCGTTTACACAATCCCACAAAGTTTTTCTTCCATTAACGCGATTGGGAACATTGATGTATTCAACCCCTTCATTATCTGGGGTTTCCCAAATCTTCTCTTCTCCTGAAGTTCCATTATAAGGCAAACATTCGATGTTAATACTCCCCAGAGTATTACCTGACTCATTAATTTGAGGGGCAAAAATATTGATAGACCTTAACCAGACAGAATCAAACTCCTGTTCTGATGTTGCTGGGACGATATATGGCTCGGTTCTTGGAATCGGGTCTCCTAAATTTTCTTCTGGCATGGCTTTATAGTATTATATCTTTTATTACACTAAATTATACAAAAAATGATTTTAAATGAGGAACTCTTAATTGAGGCACAACCAAAGGTTTTATTTTTGTCTTTTCATAGCAGTTTCTACAGAAGCTAACATCCTCAAAGCTTAAATCCCTTAAGTCAAAAGTCCCTCCTTTCTTGTCATCACATCCGTCTACGCCGACTTGATTTAAAGGAAAATAAGGATATTCCATTTCCTCTATAATAGATCTATGCATTCTGACAAAGCCAAAACCACACCAATCCACCTCAACTAACTGATTTGGCTTCTCTTTAGCTATTTTTTCCAACCAATCGCCTGAGGTAAAAGGCATGTGTAAGTTTTTCCTGAAATAATCTTCGTCCCAGTTGCCAACCATAGCCTTGTCAGAGTAATCTGATTTATACCACCCGCATAAAAACTTTTTATCTTTTGGGAGTGACATCATGTATTCTACCTGTTCTATAGTAAAATCTACATCAGAATCAATCCAAAAAAGCCATTCGGCTTTTGGAGGACTTGTATTCATGAATCCCTTCCCCCCTGTTGCTAAATAATTTCGCGCAAAATTAAGGAATAAACCATTTACGGTTAAAATTGC